AAGAAAAATATGCTTGTGTTCCTCTTCAATTTTGGTTTTGCAGAAATGCAGGTCTTGCACTTCCTCTTGTAGCTCTTCAATATCATGAAGTTAAAGTATCAATAACATTTGATAGTGAAGCAGCAGTAGGAAATGGAACTAATGGATCTTTATCATCTTTAAAACTTTATGGTGACTATATTTATTTAGATACAGATGAGAGAAGAAGATTTGCTCAAGTATCTCATGAATATCTTATTGAACAATTACAATATATTAATTCTGCAGCTAACTCAACACATAAACTTAACTTCAATCATCCTGTTAAAGAATTAATATGGTGTGGCCAAAGAACTGGTAATGGTGGTGTTAATGGTGGTTCTGCTACACCAATGGATTTAGAAGATGAAAATGGAACTAAAGCTCATCGTGATACATCTGTAACAGCAACACTTAAATTAAATGGTCATGATAGATTCTCTCCAAGACCTCAAGGATATTTTACAAGAACACAACCATGGCAACATCATACTAAATCTGGTGGTGGAGCTAAATCAGATGCTATTGCAGTATATTCTTTTGCTCTTAAACCAGAAGAACATCAACCATCGGGAACATGCAATTTCTCAAGAATTGATAATGCTCAATTAGTATACAATAAAAAAGTTGGTGGTTCTAGTGCATCTGCTGGTATTCATATTTATGCAGTTAACTACAACGTACTTAGAGTAATGTCAGGTATGGGTGGTTTAGCTTATTCAAATTAATAAAACTATAAAAATAAAAAATATTATTTTTCTGATAATTATATAAAGTTGTTTAAATATAATAAATTATCTAATAATATAATAATATAGAATAAAATGGGAGGTGGTTTAATGCAATTGGTAGCATATGGTGCACAAGATATATATTTAACTGGAAATCCTCAAATTACTTTCTTTAAAGTTGTTTATAGAAGACATACTAATTTTGCTATAGAAACTGTTGAACAAGCTTTATCAGGTGATAGTACATCTGGTAGTACAAATAAAGATTGCTCAACAATTATTTCAAGAAATGGTGATCTTATTACAAATCTATATGTAACTTCTAATACACCAGGTATTGTTAAAGGAGATAATATATTAAATGAAGTTATTATTGAAATTGGTGGTCAAAGAATTGATAAATATTATAAAGAATGGTTTCAAGTTTGGTCAGAACTTACTATACCTGAATCAAAAGCTTTAGGATTTAAAAATATGATTGGTGCTTTTTCTCATAATTTAAATAAAACATATAATACTAATACTAATGGTTATGATCCTAATAATAATATTAATGTTGGTGCAAATTTAGTTCAAATACCTATTATATTTTGGTTTTGTAGAAATCCTGGATTAGCATTACCATTAATAGCATTACAATATCACGAAATTAAATTAAAATTTGAGTTAGGTTTATCAAGTGATATAGGAGTAGATGCAAAGATTAAGTTATTTGTTGATTATATTTATTTAGATACAGATGAGAGAAGAAGATTTGCTCAGGTTTCTCATGAATATTTAATAGAACAAGTACAACGTTTTGAATCTTCTAATCAACAAACTCATAATCTTAATTTAAATCATCCTGTTAAAGAAATTATATGGACTAGTCCTATTAATAATTCTTATGGTACTGCTAAAATTCAATTAAATGGTCACGATAGATTCTCTGAACAAGAAGAAGAATATTTTCAACTTAGACAACCTATGGATTATCATACTTCTATTCCTGGTACTAATATATTTTTAACTGAAAAAAATCAATTAAATACAAAACTTTATACTATTAATAATGTGTTAAAAAATATTAATATATTTAATCAACAAACAGCTGGTATTACAAATGTAAATGAAAGTACTGTATTAAATATAAAAAGTATTAATAATACTAATATATTAAATATTGGTACTAATGAATTAAGAGTAGGTGATGTTTTATTATTATCTACACTTACTTCAACTGGTTCATCAAGTACAATTAATCTTAATATAATGGAATATATTGTTATTACTGGTAGAATTGCTGAATTTTCATATATGATTAATTTTAATAATACTAATAATATACATCAATATGGTGTTATAAATACTGGATGTTCAATAAGATTAATATCTAGAATGCAAGATCCAATGTCGAGATGTTCTACATTAAATAAAAAAATAAATGTTTATTCATTTGCATTACAACCAGAAGAACATCAACCAACTGGTACTTGTAATTTTTCAAGAATTGATAATGCAAAATTAGTTTTTGAAAATAATCCTGGTGGAAATATCAATATTTATTCTACTAACTATAATGTACTAAGAATTATGAATGGTATGGGTGGTCTTGCGTATTCTAATTAATTTTTTTCCATACATTTATAAAATTTTTTTGTGAACCTACTGATAGTGGATTTACTAACTCATAATTATCATTTTTACACAAATATTTCATCATATATCTCTTATTTATTTTTTTATTATTATATTTTGCTCTCACTATTATTGTCTTTAATGATAATGGTTGAGAAAAATCTAATTCATCTAATAAATTTTTTATAGTATTATTATCAATATACATATTTATTAATTTAAATTATTTAAATATTAAATGATAAGATATATTTAAATAATTTTTAAATATGAGTGATAAAAAGAAAAGAATAATATTTTGTTTACCAGGAAATAATTATTCAAATCATTTTTTATTAGCTTGGAGTGATCTAATTCTTTGGTGTAGAGAAAATAATTATGATTTCTCTGTATCACAAAATTATTCTAGTGTTGTTCACTATGCTCGTTCTTTATGTTTAGGTGGTGATAATTCTAGAGGAGAATATCAAAAACCATTTAATTCTAAATTTGATTATGACTATATTATGTGGATTGATAGTGATATTATATTTAAAATTGAAGATTTTAAAAAACTTCTTGAATCTGATTTTGATATCACTTCTGGACTATACAAAATGCATAATAATGTTAATTATCCTGTCGTTGTTAATTATGACGATAATTACTTTAAAGAAAATGGATCATTCGAATTTTTAACAGATGATAAATTAAAATATTATAAAGATAATAAAAAATTAATTAATAATAGATATTTAGAAGTTGAATATTCGGGTATGGGATGGTTATTAATAAAAAAAGATGTTATAGAACAGATTAAATATCCATGGTTTTATCATGAATTATACAAAAATAATAATTGTGTTGAAATGTTTAGTGAAGATGTTTCATTTTGCAAGAATCTTAAAAAAGCTGGATTCAAAATTAATTTAGATACCACTATTAGAGTTGGTCACTTAAAGAATTTTATTATTTAAGAACTTAAATTTACTAATTTATCATTACTATTTGATATAATATAATTATTATAATTAATATCATTAACTAAATTTTGTAATTGTTGTTGATTATTAATTTCATATTGTTTAAGATTTTGAATTTCTGTATAGAGATTAACAGAAACAACAATAAGTAGAATAATTGATATTAAATTCATAATTGATAAAGCACTATTACCTCCTTCCATTTTAATATAAATAACATAATTTATTTTTTTATTTTTTTATAATTTTAATAATTTATTAAATTTCATTTTTCATTTTTTTGTATATTTCTATTTTTTTATTTTTCATATTTTCTTTAATAACTTTTTCTTCATTATTATCTTGTTCTTCATATTTTTTTACTATTTCTTGTGCATATTTATATTCATCCTCCGATATATCCTTTTTATCTTTCATTTTTTTAGGTAATATAAAATATTTTGAATTCTCATTAAATAATCCTTCTGAAAATATTATAAAAAATCCTGTTAATATTATTGATGTTGATACATTTCTTGTCCCTATAAAAAATATACTAAATATTGTAAATCTTCTTATTATCTTCAATTTTAATAATTGTTGTGTACTATTACTTAAATCCACTATCAAGTATTTACTCCCTATATTCAACATTAACAATGATATTCCTAATAAATATTTATTACTATTAAAATTATCCAAACTTTTCAATAAGTTCTTTGTATTCATTATTTTAATTTATTAATTTAAAATGATAAAAAAAAATAATTATTAATCTTTAATGAATAGAATGTAATCAAGTTCAAGAAATATGATAATGATGAATAATAAAATAGCGAGAGTAATATTGTAATTAGATATAATAAATAATAATAGATATAATATAATACGAATAATAGGTTCTTCATATAGATCTAAAAAATTTTCAGGATAAACAATTTTTAAATCTAAAGAATATCTTAAAATTATATATAAACTTATTATAAATACAAAAGTATTTACATAATAATTTAAATTTACTTTTTTTAATAAATTCATATTTTAATTAAATAAAATATTATTTTAATACTTTATTTTAAAATACATATAATTTATTATCTGCCTCCATATTCTTCTTCTTCATATTCATACCTATTTGAACAAATTGTTCCATTATAAATATTAATAGTATTCCACTTATCAAATATAACCCAAAATCTAAGTAATTTTTATCCTGTACATATTCATATCTATTATCATAATATGTATCAAAGTCTTGTTTTAATGATGGAGATCTCCTTCTTAATACCATTTTATTTGGTCTACCAAGAGTATCAGTTTTAATAGGTCTTCTAAGTAAAGGTTCTTCAATATTATCATCTTCTTCGATTTCTCCTTTATAATTCATAATATTATTACCATCATTACTTTGTAATCCTTTAAATTCGTGTTCTTTATATATTCTATCGAAATAATCTAATTCTTCTTCATTATCTACATATAACTGGTATTTTTGTTGAGCTCTACGTTTTTTTTCAGAATATCTATTATCTTTATTTACTTCATCTTCAAGATCGTTATTCATAGAATAATTTGAATAGTTATTTACTGCATCATGTCCTGGATAATTTTTTAATTTTTCAACATTTTCATCATATTTTCTTGCATAATAATTACATGATGGTTGTTTCAGTTTCTTTTTTCTATCTTTTTTAGTTTTACAGAAGTCTGAACCAAATACTTCGTCTAAACTTGCATAATTAACATTGACAATAGTCATTTTATATTAATTATAATTAATATAAAAAAAAATAGAAAATAATTTATATTATAATTTTTATATTAATTAAAAATATCTATAAAATATATTCTTAAAAAAAATTTTAGTTAAATTTAAATTTCTTAAATTTCTCGGAAAAAAAATTTTTTATATTTTATATTTTTAAAATCTCAAAAAGTAGAAAATTTAAATTTAACTAAAATTTATTTTTTGATTTAAATTATGTTAAATCTAATATAAATTTCCCTTTTGAATTATATTTTTTTATACTATTTTTAAATGGATGATCATCCTCTTCTTTATAGTAATCCATTATATCTCTCTGATATAACTGATTCTTTTTATTTTCCTCTTCTTGTTTATTTAATGTATCTATTTTTATTTGCTTAAAATGATCTGGTTCACTTATCTTATTATTATTCTCTAGACCTTTGTTCTCTATATAAAAATTTTCATTAACTAAATTTTGATTTAATGTTGAATATGCATAATAATTATATGATGGTATTGTATTAGGCTCATATTTTAATATAGGTTTGAATATAGCAGATTCATGTTTTGTAGTAATAGGAGGTTCTAAAGGTAATTGTTGTTTATAATCTATATTCTTTTTTAAACTATAATAATTTTCAGGATTTTGTACTTCATTACTTTGTATCCTTTGTTGTCTTAATAATTTCTTTTGATTATTTTTAATTCTTTTATATTCTTTAATTTCTCTAGGATCCCAAGAAATATATAAAATTTTTGGAAAATAATATTTCACAAGAAATCCATTACTTCTTAATTGTTTTATTATATAAGCCATACATAAATTTAAATCATATGATGGTAATCCAAATACAACTTCTGGTATTTCATATATTAATTTATATTTCTCTACTTCCGTTGTTTGTTTTATTTTTGCATGTATCTTATATAGTATCTCATTATATGATACATTTTTCTTTTCTTTCTTCTCATTTATACTTCTATATAGGTCATAAATATTTAATTGTATTGGTGTTGTATTCATATTAGTTCAAATTATTATATTTATATTATCATATATAATTAATTTATATATTCAAATGTATTCTAATTTAGTTTTAAGTGGTGGCGGTATTAGAGGTATTGCTCTATTAGGATCTATACATTATTTAGAAGAAATTAAAATGATTAACAAAATTAATACTTTTATTGGCACTTCTGCTGGTGCTATTATATTATTTTTTTATATTATTGGTTATTCTTCTAATGAAGTTAAAAATATACTTATCAATGAATTAGATTATGTTACTAATATTAATTTTGAAAATATAACAGAACTTATAGATACTTATGGTATTGATAATACTGATAAAAATAAAGAAGTGTTAGAGAAATACTTATTGAAGAAAACAAAAAAGAAAGAGATGACCTTTATAGAATTTACAAAAAAATTTGGAAAGAATTTTATTATTACTGGTACTAATATTACTAAAAATAAATTAGAATATTTTAGTATAGACACTTATCCTAATATGAACATTATTACTGCTTTACTTATTACCAGTTGTGTACCTATATTATATTCTCCTATTACATTCAATGACTCCCTATTTATTGATGGCGGTGTTTACAATAATTTCCCTATTGATTCTAATTTTATTAATCCTAAACAAACTATTGGAGTTTATCTTGATAATAATTATATTATTGAAAATAATAATTTTTTTTCGTATATAATAAATATTGTGTTTTCTTTAATGAATAAATTATCATATGATAAACTTGAATCTAATAATTATAATGTTTGCTGTATTAAATTCGATAACTCATCCAAAAATGATTTTAATTTCTCTTTTGATACTATGAAATTAAAAGTTGAAAAAAAAATATTATCTGATTACTTTGATAAAGGTTATGAGATATTTAAAGAATATTATAATAAAGAGACAAAAAAATTATTAAGAATTTTCGAAGATGAATGATTTAAGACTTTCTAAATCTCTATTTTCTTCAAATTTAATAGTAGAACCATCATCTTTTAAAAGAATTAATGTAGGGAATTGTTTTACATTATATTTTTCAAATTGTTTGGTATCTCTATCAGAATCATAATTAATTAATTTAACAGAACTAGCGAAATCATCAGAGTTATTTTTAACATATTTTTGAAGTTTTTCCCAAGTAGGTTTGAAGTCTTGACAATGTCCACACCATGTTGCAGAGAAATACATTAAAGTTACTTTACCTCCTGCATTAAAACCTTCTATTGATTTCTTTTTCATATGATCTTTATATAATACTACTCCTATAATTACTAAAATCATTAAAAATACTAACTTCTTATTTTTTAAGATTAATTTTATCATTTTATTTAATTATAAGATTTTTATATTTTTTTTATTTTTTAAATTATATTTGAAAAATATTATTATATTTATCATTTAAATCATTCATATTAAAATAGTAATTATAAAAGAAATTATCTTTTATTATTGGAGTTTTAATAAATATTAAAAGATTAATATCTGGTAATGAATTTAAAATATCATCATTTTCAGTGATATTATTTAATTCAATATCTTTAATATATAATATTCTAGAATTATGGTTTATAAACTCATTATAAGAATTAAGATCAGAAATAAAATATTCGTTCTTTTCTAATTCTATTTTGAGATCATGTGATATTTCACTATTTATCACAAATAGTGCTTTATAAATATTTACATTTTCATATATATTATTAATTTCTTTATGAATTTCTTCAATCATTTATATTTAAAATTAAAAATATATATATTATTTATAAATAACTTTTTATTAAATATTTATTATGATTAATTATACTATTGATTATTTTTATAGTATTAAAGAAAAAATTATTAATAATAATAATTATGATGATTATATTAATAAAATAAATGAGCTTGTAAAGAAATATGATTGCTTTAATAATAAACCAACACAAATTTCAAATAATAGATTTAATAAAGATAAATACTATAATAATAGGAATTTCAAAAATAAATATTATTCAAAAAATAATTTTAAAACTATTGAAAAAAAGAAACCTTCTAAAACTGATCAACAGTTAATATTATCCAAATTCAATAAAATTAGTAATAATAATTATCAACAAATATCAAAAGAAATTATAAATATATTAAATGATACTAATTATGAGATAGTAATTGATAAATTGTTTGAAATATCTTATAAACAAACTAATTATTATGATATATATGAAAATATTTATAAACTATTATTATCACATGATAATATATTATTATTCGAAAAAATGAAATTATTTTTATTAACTAAAATTAATAGTATTATACTTAATTTAAATGGTGATATGACTTTAATAGTTAAACATATTGATAAAAATGAATTAAAATATGATGAATTTTGTGATATTAATAAAAGTAGTAAATATTTAAAAGGGAAAATATTTGTGATATCTAAATTAATAAATAATCAAATTATAGATATTGAAAAAGATTTCTTTGTTAATAATATTTTTAAGTATGAAAATTATAATAATGAAATTTATTTAGAATTACTTCAAATAATTAATAATAATATTGGTTTGACTGAAAAAAAAATTGAAATACTAGAAGATTATATAGAGAAAACTGATTTTAAAGGTAAATACATATTAAAATTTAAAATAAAAGATATCATTGAAAATAAAAATATTAAAATAATATAATGCATAATCAAACTATTATTGAATTACTTAATAAATTACTCATTGATAAAAAAAATAAAAAAGAAACTTTCAAAGTTAAAGCTTACCAAAAAGCTATAAAATCAATTAAGGAACATAATTCTGATATAACTAAAAAAGAAGATTTAGATAATGTTAAAAATTTATCAAAAGGTAGTATTAGATTGAAAATTGAAGAATTTCTTGATACTGGTAAAATTCAAGAAGTTGATAAATTAAATAATGATATTAATGAAATTGATGAATTAACTAAAATTTATGGTATTGGTCCTTCTAAAGCAACTGATTTAAATAAAAATCATAATATTAAAACAGTTGAAGATTTAATTGAAAAAATCAAAATAGATGATACTATTTTAAATGATAAACAAAAGATTGGATTAAAATATTATAATGATTTATTAAAAAGAATACCAAGAAATGAGATGATAAAACATGATAAATTTATAAAAGAATTTATACAAAATTACATTAAAGGACTTGAGGAAAAAAATAAAAAAAAATATGAATTAATATGTGAAACTGTTGGTTCATTTAGAACTGAATCTCCTACTAGTGGAGACATTGACATATTATGTACTACAAATGATGATAATATTAAATTATTTGGAGAAATATTAAATAGTTTAGAGAAAGATAATTATATAAATGAGACATTGGCAAAAGGAGAAAAAAAATTTATGGGAATATGTAAATTACCTAAACATAGAACATATAGAAGAATTGATATGATATATACATCAAAAAAATTTTATGCATTTACTTTATTATATTTTACAGGTAATGCTGATTTTAATGTTGATCTTAGAAATCATGCTTTATCAAAAGGATATTCATTGAATGAATATGGTTTAACAAAAAATGATAAATTAATAGATAATAATGGTAAAATATTTGAGACAGAAGAAGAAATTTTAAATTTCCTAGATATTAAATATGTAGAACCAAGAAACAGAAAAGGAAATATATTACATAAATACTTATTAAAAGAATAAAAAATATTATAAAATATTTTTTATATAAGACATTTTTATATTTTTTTATTTTTTTATTTTTTTTGTTTTTTTAGACTTTTATTTTTTTATACCTTTCATTAAGGCATTTTTTTTATCATTCTCCACTTTCTTCACAAACTCTTCGCATCCTTTCTCTTTATAGAATTTCAATAGTTTATCAAAACCTCTTGCATTATAATAATGCTCTATAATATTGAGAGAACGAAGTTTTGACATTACTGCATTTGGTGTTCTATCCAAAATAGTGCCAATTTTATATATACAAAGACCTTTATTATAAAGGAATCTCAATGTAGTTTTCTCATCATCTGACCATCTAACAATAGATGTCTTCTTTTTGGCAGAAGACTTATTTTTTTTGATAGATGTTGTAACAGTTTTTAACAGAAGATTGGACAATCTATTTTCAATAGATGAAATCCTTGATTCAATCTGAAACATTTTGGTCGATTCCATCACACGGCTCCTCATTATTAAGTTTTAATATGAAAAAAATATTGATATAATTTTATTCAAATTTTTTTTTATGATACATTATCATTACATTTTTAATTAATTATCATAATATTTTATTTATAATAATTTGATCAAAATTTTGATTAGATTTTTTTTTAGTATTAATTAAGTTATTTAATATATTAGAGATTTCTTTTTTTTCATCATAAACAGTGGAAATATAATAGGAATGTTCACACAAATCAACAATAACATTTTTAATTTCTTCACAAAATATTTTAAAAATAATAGTATTATTAAATAAATCCAATAAAATCAACTTATATTCATAATATCTACAAAAAGATGTAAAATATTTCAATTCTAAAAATTCTTTTTTAGTTTTATTCTTTTTGTTTAGTTTGATATTATGTTTAAATGTAATCTTATTCTTTATGATTTTATCTCTTATTTTATTTTTTACAATATTTGTACAATTAAAACCACACTCATTTATCAATACTATCATATTTCTCATTTTTAGTAATAAACAATCTATTACTTCAACAGTTGAAAAAAATGTTGATCTATCATCCATACAACTATCAATCATATCTAAACCATTATTAAAACAATAAATTAATGATTCCTTCACATCTTCTATTGTTTCTGATTCAGGATCAAATTGTGTTTCTCTCAAATTTTTTGATAATATTAATATTGTATTATTATTATTAATATTATTATTATCAATTTCTTTATTGATATTTTTGAGATATAGTTTTTTTTTTAAAACCTGTCGGGTAGACATATTTTTTTTTGTTAAATTAATTTAACAATCTGATTTCATACTCAAATTTTTATTTTTGATTACTTATTATAATATAATAACTATAATAACTATTATAATTAATTATAATTTATTGATAAATTTGTCAATTAAAAAAATTTGAATTACATGAGATAACATGTTATGATTAAACAAACTAGTTGATTAAAAATGAGCTTTTCAATTGATAAGAGTTCAACTCAATACATCATTGATCAGAATGAGAAACTTAATAAAGAGAATCGTACTTTAATAAAGAAGTATTCTCAGTTGGAATCTCAAATTGAAGAAATGGAAGAAGATGTTGGGAAAGCTGAGAAAGTGAATGTTCATCTCAAAGCGGTTCTAAAAGATTTTCATAAAATTTCAGAAAATTCAAAAAAAATTGCGAAAACGGAAGAGAGAGCATTTGATTTGTTAATGAAGAACATTTATGATTTCAAAAAAGAAATTGTATTTGATATGATTGTGATGAATGTTATAAATTTTATAATACTCTTTATAGTATATATGTATTGTGATATGTACATATTCTCTTTAAATGGCATGATATTAATTTATAGTATCTATCAATCATTAAATACAAGTTTGAAAACATTTAAAAAGAACAATATATGTTGTTCTGATATCAAAGTATTTAAAAATGAGATAAAAGAAATAGAGAAAACATTAGATTATATAAATGAGTATATTGATACTATATAATCTATAAAAAAAATTGTATGTATGTGGTTATGTATAGGGGTATATATATTTTCATATTAAAAATTTAATTTAAGGATAAAATTTATATATTTATTTATATATTTATACATTCTTGATATTTATGTCTGATAATTCTAAAAATTCTAATACAGATTTTATTATTGAATTATCAAATAATAATGTGAATAATGATGAAAATATTGAAAATGTTAATAATAGTGATCAAATAACAAAAAATATAAATAAATTAGAATATATTAAAAATTTATTCTTATTTTGTTTAGCATGGTTTTTAATTTGGTGTTTTCTTATTATGTTATCTTTAATGGGTAATGGTTTTAAACTATTAGGTATGAAAGATTCATCTAAAATGTTTGATATTGTTGAGAACCCTATAAGTGCATTAATGATAGGAATATTGGTAACAGTATTAGTTCAGAGTTCATCTACGAGTACATCAATAATAATTGGTTTAGTAGGAGCAGATGAGTTAAGTGTAAAAAATGCGATACCAATGATAATGGGTGCAAATATAGGTACATCAGTAACAAATACGATAGTAAGCTTGGGAAGTTATAATAATAAAGAAAATTATGAGAGAGCTTTTGCAGGAGCAACAGTACATGATATATTTAATTTCTTAACAGTTATAATATTATTACCAATACAATGGATTTCAAACTTTCTTGGTTTAATTACATGGGAATTATCTAAAAATGAAAAACCTTGTGAAAATGATTGTCAAAAATGGGAAGGACCTATTAAAAAGATTGTTAAGCCTGTTGTATCAGAAATAATTCAGATTGATAAAAAAATTAGTAAATATATTTATCAAGATTATTGTAATGGTTATTGTGATAATGATTGTTCAACAATAGATCAACAAGTTATTACGGATTTATTATGTAATAATGATGATTGTACAAATTTACCTAAATTTAAAGATAGTTGGATATCAGATAATTTATTAAAATGTAAAAGATTACCACAATATATGAATGTAGAAACAGTTGATAACAATCAAGTAATTAGTTATTTATATGAATGTCCAAATGATGATTGTTCTAATTCAATTTCATGGAATTCTACAATGACAGTATTAACAGATAATATGTATGATGTTTGTTCAAATGATTGGAAATCTAAACCATGTGATAAACCAGTATTAAAAGGAGGATTATTATATGATTGGGATATGAATGATGAAGGAGCAGGAATATTATGTGTTTCTTTTTCAGTATTCTGTTTATGTATATGCATATATCTTCTTATTAAATTACTTAATTATCTTCTAAAAGGCAGAGCTAGAAAATGGCTTGTTAATGCTTTAGCTTATAATCAATATATTTCTATTATTATTGGAGCACTTGTTACTATATTAGTTCAATCAAGTAGTATTACTACATCAACTTTAGTACCATTATGTGCTATTAATGCAATTACATTGGAACAAATGTTTCCATTAACATTAGGAGCAAATATAGGGACTACAATTACTGGTTTACTAGCAGCAAGTGTAGCAGTATCAAATCCAGCAGAAGCATTACAAGTTGCATTAGCTCATCTATTCTTTAATATTATTGGTATTTTAATATGGTTTCCATTTCCTAAAATTAGAAAAATTCCTTTAAATGGTGCAAAAAAATTGGGAGAATATTCGAAAAAATATAAATTTTTCCCTTTTATATATACAAGTATAATGTTTTTTGCAATACCGGGTATATCATATTTAATTACATATGCAGTATCTAAATGATTTATATAGTTTTTAAATATAAAATTTAAAAAAATAATTTATTAATTTTTATTTATTTTTATTTATTTTTATTTATTTTTATTTATTATTTAAAGTAATAAATAATCACCACCAAATGAACTAGAAACACCTGAATAATTTGCATATTTTTCTACAAGTGATTTCTTTCCATTTTTCTTTCCATTTTTCTTTTTTGGTTTCTCTTCATAATCTTCTTCATCTTCCATTTCATCTTCCTCATCTTCATATTCTTCTTTTTTTGGTTTTTTTGCCTTTTTAGATTTTTTATTGGCAAAAGTATCAACAGCTTTTGTAATTTTGTCGGCAGCTTCTTCAAGTTTTAAAGTGATCTCACTAAATTTCTCAGCTTTTTCATTTTCAAAATTTTCTTTCTCATCAAGATTTGATAACATTTTATTATTAACAAAAGATAATAGAACAAAGATAACAACAGCAATTATAATCCATTTAAGAATGCTAACATTTAAACCGAACATTATTTTATATATAACAATAAAATATTTTTAGTTTATAAAAATAAAAAAGTAAATATTAATAAATATAAAAATGGATGTATGTAAATATAAAAATTGTGATGTTACAGACTTAATTATTAAGTATCTTGAACCTCTTATGCAAATTTGTTCTTCTACTATGGATGACTATAACATGAAAATGAGAACTACTAAATGTCTCAATACTGCTGTTATGTTAACTTATATTCTCGCTGGTTCTAATAAGCTTAAAACTGTTGAATATTGCGATGTATCCAAAGTTAACAACAGGTATGATCAAATTTTCAATAAAAAACAACATAAATTAAATATTTTTAATAAATTATCAAAAGATATAAAAAATAAGAATCAGAAGAAGAGATACTTTTATTATATATTGATGACAAATAATATGATGAATAAATCGGAATTAGTAGGATTAACAAAAGATGATAAGCAACATTTTCCAGGACATGTATTTATAGTTGATAAATTTCCTGATTGTGAGAATAATGATGTTATATATAATGTATATCAATCATATATTAATAAATATGATCTAAAAGGGCATTATGTGAATAATCAGAAGACAATGAGATTAAAGAATAATGATGCGGAGAATATGTTAGAAGGAATAAAAAATATAATAGAAAACGATGTATGGAATCAAGATGCTGTTGATTTTTGGAATAGATTTACATTTGTCGATACTAGTAATTTATTAAATTATAAAACTGATAAAATTAATTTGTGTTATTCTAGAATCACTATTGATGATTGTTATAAACATCTATATAGGTTCGTTTATAATAAAGCTTTAACTCTTTATAATGATATAATTGATAATAATATACAAAATTTGGAGAATTATCAAGTAAATTCAAATGTAGATATAAATGATAATTTTTATGTGAAACAATTAAAACCGGAGAAATTGTATAGCGAGTTAAGAAAGTTGATATTAGAATTAGAAGATAAAATATTGGGAAATGAATTAAAATAATATATAATATATATAAATCTTGTAAATGGGAAATAATTTGGATCCAATAGTGTTTTTATTAGATTTAGATGGTACAATGATAGGTAATATTCAACCACAAATAGATGAGTATTATATAATAAAAGAGATAAATAAAGAGATAAAGAGAGTAGGGAAAGATAAACAGATAAAATATAATATGAAAAATTTAGATATAGAATTACAAAATAATATAATTAGACCTAAACTAGCTAGATTCTTAAAAAATGTTAAAAAATATGAAAATATCGAAATATTTATTTATACTGCTTCTATTAAAAGTTGGGCTAATTTTTTAATACCTAAAATTGAAAAGTTAGTTAATTATAAATTTAATAGGCCTATATTATCCAGAGAAGGTTATGTTAATATTAATAATTATCCTCAAATTAAATCGATTGAAGTAGTTAAGCCTATTATATATAAAAAATTAAAAACTAAATATAGTTTACGTAATATTAATGAATTAAAATATATTTCTCTTATTGATAATACTAAAAATGTTTTAGTTGAAAAAAATTTATTAATTAAGTGTCCCTCTTATGATTATATTTATCAAATAGATTATATAAGAAATATACCAAAAACAATAATATCAAAATATTATTATATAGTAGAGAAATATTTGGATTTGAAACATTCAGAACATATATATCATTTTTATAGAAATTATTATGAACATATTAATGTAAGATATAATATGTATTTGAATAAGAATAAAATTTATGTAAATGATGATTATTGGAATAGATTTGCTATTATTCTTAAAAAATATATGGGAAATATTAAATCTTTTAGTGATCTATTAAAAATACTGAATAAATTAAAATAATATTATCATAATCATAATAAAAAATATATATAATTAAAATTTAAATTAAAATTACTTAAAAATATTTTAACACTAATATATATATTTCAAAAATTTTCTTTTTTTTTAATATTTAAAAAGCCATTGCTAACTTCTTAAATATTAATCTTCCTTGTTTCAAATTCTCTCTATATTTTCCTAGATAATTCTCTATTAACATTGATGCTTTCGTTAATCTCTCCAAATCTTTATTATTCTTCTCTTTCTTTATCCATATCTTAAAGTAATTAAATCTATCATTATACACTATCTTCTCACATCCTGTTATTTTTGATATATTATCAAATGTTGTCTTATTCATCTGTATTGTTGACGATAAAGCAATCTTAAATTTAATATCTCTTTCATTATGATATTGAATATATATCTCTTCTCGTAAATGAAAATAATATTCTAATATCTTATTATTTCTTCTCTTTGGATCTTTTTGTAAAATATCCATTACTCCATCATATACACAATTCTTCACTTTCTTTTTTAATAATCTTACTGATTTTAGATATTCTCTCCTTTCTGCTTCTATCTCATCTTTTGTATTCAATGTATTATTATCTTCCATATATCTTATCTCATTCATTATATCATCTATATTTTCTACATCTTTTATTTTATTCTTATTCTCTTTCTTTGATTTTTTTACTTTAAATGATACTGTATCCAAATTCTCATAATTCTCTTTCACATTTTCTTCTATCTTTCTCTTTTTATCTTCTGATTCTTCATCAATCTCTTCAACTGGTTCTTCATCCTTTGTTATATTTTCATCTTTTTTTTTATTAAAATAATTAAATACATCCAAATTATTACGCTTATTATAATTCTGTAATTCCATTAATATTTTACATAACTCGTTTTCTCTATCTTTATCATCCAATAGACCCTTGCTTATTAATTGCTCATCAATTTCAATAATAGACCACCAACGAAAACCACAATAACCTTCCGGTAATCCTAGTTTTTTTGCATGATCCAAAACTTTATTCAAATACATTATTTAAAATTATTATTTTTATATTATATATCAATTATTATTTACTCTCTCAATTTTTTTATTTTAATAATATTATGATTTTGTCTTTTGATATTGGTATTAAAAATTTAGCTTATTGTATTATTGATAATTATGATTCTCCTAAATATTCTATTATTTCTTGGGATATAATACAACTTATTGATGATAATACTCTTTGCAAAAATGTTAATCTTAATCAAATAACTAACATATTATATGTTAAATTATTTAATATATTTCAAAATTATGAAAATATTAAATATATTCTTCTTGAAAATCAACCTGTACTTAAAAATCCTGTTATGAAATCTATACAAATTATAATTTTTGGTTTCTTTAATTATCAGAAAATTATTCTTAATAGGAATATACAAGAAATTAATTTTATCAATGCTAGTAATAAACTTAAAATTAGTAAATATATTAAAGAATATACTACTGAACAGTTATCTCAAATTGATAAAATTAATAATATTAAAAATAAATATAATAGAAATAAAAAATTTGCTATTTTATATACTAACCATTTCTTAATACATTATATACAAGATTATCAAAATCATGTTGAAATATTTAATTCACATAAAAAAAAAGATGATTTATCAGATGCATTTTTACAATCTCTATATTTTATTAAATATAAATTAAAATTATAAATTAAAATTATAAATTAAAATTATAAATAATAATATATTATATTATATTATAAAATAATGCCTCCTAAAAAACAAACTTTTTTTTCTGTTAGAAATGATGCTCTTAAGAATGGATTAGAAACTTTTACATTTACTAATAAACAAGGTGTAACTAAAACATATGAAAGATTTCAAATGAATAAAGGTTTATTTTCATATAGACTTCAAAAATAAATATAAAAATTTTATTATTTTTACTTAAAAATCATCATCATTTACATTAAAATCTAAAGGTTTATTATTAACATTATGTAATTCAGCTTTAGAGTAAGAACTTACTCTAGTTTCAAAAAAATTTGTTTTTAAATCCATCCCAATTCTATCCATGAATTCAAATGGATTATTTGTATTAAATATTTTTTCATAACCTAATTGAACAGATAATCTATCTGCTACAAACTCTATATATTCACTCATTAAACCACTATTCATTCCCAATAATGAACATGGTAAACTATCTATTATAAACTCTTTCTCTATTTCAACTGCCTCTTTTATTATTGAATGTATATCTTCTTGATCTAATTTATTCTTTATATGAGAATATAATAGTACTGCAAATTCTGTATGTAATGATTCATCACGGCTTATTAATTCATTACTAAATGTTAAACCATGCATTAAACCTTTCTCTTTTAACCAATAAATACTACAAAATGCACCTGAAAAAAAGATACCCTCTATTATTCCAAATGCTACCAACCTTTTCGCAAAACATGATTCTTCATCCTCTATCCATTTCATTGCCCAATCTGCTTTCTTCTTTACACATGGTATTGTATCAACTGCATTTAATAATCTTCTCTTTTCTACATCATCTTTTATATAAGTATCAATTAATAATGAATAAGTTTCACTATGTACTGTTTCTATAGCATTCTGAAATGTATAAAATGCTAATGCCTCTGATACCTTTATTTCTTTCATAAAACGGAGAACTAAGTTTTCATTAACAATTCCATCTGATGCTGCAAAAAATGCTAAAACATTCTTTATAAAATGTTTCTCATCTTCTGACAACTTTTCCCAATCATTCATATCTTTTGATAAATCTACCTCCTCTGTTGTCCAGTATGTACTTACATGTGTCTTATACATACTCCATATATCATCATATTCTATTGGGAATATAACATGTCTGCTTTTATTCTCTGTTAATAAAGGTTCTTCCATTTATAACTTTTTATTTATATTTTATTTTATTAACTTAATTTTAAAATATAAATTTCAAATTTTAAATTTCTTTTATAAATATTTTAAATTATCTTAAAATAATTTAAATTTTAATTATTTTATTACTCTCTATTTTCTCTGACATTAATTTATTTTCTAATTCTTTTCTTTTTCTCTTTTTTAATTTATCTATCTCTTCGCATTTATGTATTGTTAAATCTATACATCTTGAACACAATTCTTTATTACAATTTTTACATTTTAGTAACATCCCTTTCTTCTTTTTACAATATTCACATCTCATTTTTATCTATTATCATTTATTATTATCAATAATTATATCCTATTATATTATCAAATATTATAATACAATTTATCATTAAAAAAAATTTGAATATTCTTATTACCATTTATTCTTTATAACTGTAAATATGTTTAGATTTAGATCTAACAAAATTAATGACGATAATGGTGAATCACCTGGAGGAATTGCAATAATATTTGCTTTAATATTAGGAGCTATTATCTATATAGGTAAAACATGCTGCTGCTAATTTATGTATTCTTTTAACTCTATATTAACAAAATTAAATATTATAAGATATTTGTCTTAGAATATTTTTTATTATTTTTTAGAAATTTTAATTAAATTTAAATTTTATAAATATTTTAATCATATTAAATTAATATGAAATCTTGGAAAGATATAAATGTTTCTAAACAAAGTATGATTGATAATCTTAAAATATTATTTTTTAACAATGATATACATAATATACAAATATATATTTGTGAATTTATTATTAATAATCAAGTCGATTCTCTTTTAGATACTCTTATTGAACTTTACTCTTATTATTATGCTTCTACTAATATACAAACTATTTCCAAGTTTAATAAATGTATTGATATAGTTAAAAATAATAAAAAACATTTATATCTTAATCCAAATAGAACTTTATTTAATCATCTTTCTTATGATATTATTAATCTAAATAAAACACAAAACTTTTATAATAAAAAGTTTGAAGTTAAACTTTCCATTGATCCCTCTATTATTATTAGTCGTCTCAATAAATATAATTTATCCATATTTAATAACATTAAACTATATTTACCTTCTAATCAACATAGGTATCTTCTTGAATTAATATATTTTTTATCAACAAATAACCAAGATAATTTTAATAATATACTTAATACTATGATTAGTAAATTTAGTAAAGATAAATTAGAGAAAAATGTTGAATCAATTAATATGAATCTTAATGATTGCTATATTCTCATATTTTTTGAATTATTTAGAAAATATAAAGAATTATATAATGACCATTATATTAATAATATTTTTGATATGTATTATAATATATTTAATTTTAAACTAAAAAAATCTAATATTAATTCTAGAATTAACATTATTTTCATACTTTTTCATTCTCTTATGAATAATAACAACAATATTAAAACTAATTATTATAAAACTAATTATAATCCTGATATTGATAATATTAATCAAATATATAATAAATTAATTGAGTTTTATGAATTACCAAAAGAGATAAAAAAAAATATAAAGAAACCATCTAGAAAAAAAAGTAAAGATAATGATTCTTGTAAAGATACTTGTTCAAACTCATCTAATAATAATGATTCAAATGATAATGATATAGATGATATTGATTATTTATATACACTTATTAATTTTAATAATAAGGCTTATAAAAAAAAACTTAATAAAATTGATAATAATAAAAAAAATTTAAAAAATATTATAAATAAACCAATAAATATTAATGGAAATGAAAAGATATTTTCTTCATTTACTGAAAATGATGTAAATATTGTTAAATTAAATAATATATTATTATATTAATAATGAATAATAATAAACAAATTCAAGTCTTTAATAGTAAAAACAATAATACAAAAAAAATATTACCATTACCTAAACCTATTATACCCATTAATAATACTGATAAATCTCCACAAGAGTCTACTAATCAAAATATTAATCAAAATATTAATCAAAATAATAATTTATTAATTATTCAAAATAATAATTCTAGTAACTTTACTAAAAAACCAAATAATAATTCTAATAATAATTCTAATAATAATTCTTTAAAAATTATCAATAATAATCAAAATAGTAAAATAATTTTAAATAATAATAATAATAATGATGAGAAATTAAGTAATACACCAATAAGAAATACATCAGATAAAAATACACTTACTAAAAATATAGTAATTGGAGATACAGTTAATAATAATCAAATTACTAAACCTAAATATTATAAATTTGATATTAAATATATTTCTTTTGATGATCAATCTATATTTGGTAAGAAATTTTCATATAAGGTAAATGATATTAAATGTGCTATCGATTATTTAACTCTTAATAATCTTTTATCACCTTCTGGTAAAATCAAAGATAGTAAATATAACCAAATTAGAAGAATGTATATTTGGCAATATATTTGCTTTATTAGAAATAATAATAAAAACTTAGAAATTTTCTCAAAATATTTAGGTAAAGGTAATATGATAAAAGCTTCTAATTTATTTATTATGGTTAAAAATGAGATAAATGGTGATATAAATAAAAAAACAATTTCAAAGAATGATTTTAAAAAGTTTATAAATAAACTATTTAGTAAATATAAAAATATAAAAGTACCAGTTTAATAAATATTATAATTATTCAAAAAATTATATAAAATATAAAATTAGTTAAATTTAAATTTTATATATTTTCGGAAAAAAAAATTCTCACACAAAAAAATATTTTTACACAAAAAAAGAGAAATTTAAATTTAACTAAAATTTTTTTCTTCGATAAATTTATTGATTTAAATAAATATCATAAATTTATACATTTGAAATATTAGGATTTAGTAATTTTACTCTATAAGGATTTATAGATCTTACTACATCTATTGTATTATTTTTATTAGTTAATGTTTTATATAAAACATAACTTGGCATTATAGTCCAAAATATATTTATATACATAAATGCTCTTTTTATTAAAAGTATACCTCCTGGAAAATCTTTATCTATAAAATTTACATTATCTTCTTCTTTTATCTGAATTAAATATTGCCCTATATACAATATACTATTCATTAATTGTGTACCCATTGCTAATACTATACATACTAAATATTTCTTATCAATATGTTCTAATCTAAATATCATTCCCAATAAAGAAAATAATCCACATAATCCTGAATGACTTCCTTCAATTAATCTTGACCAATAATTTGTATCTATCATATATTCTCTATCTGCCCATGCTCCGTATTCTGCATAAAATATTTCTGCTAATTTCCATGGTAGTACATTATCTAATGTATATTTATTTGTCCACACATGCTCTTTATTATCTATTAATTTATTTGATAACTCATTTATATAATGATATCTCGCTATAAAACATATTTCCCAAATACCTGTTAATATTGTAAATGCTAACCAATAATATGATATAACCTCAATATTTCTTAAGCTTTTTATTAATTTTCTAGATGGATAAGCGATTGATCCAAATATTGTAAGTTCTAATATTGCTATTATAATACCATTTGCTTCTAAGCCCATATTTTAATATATAATAATTTAATAAATAACAAAAAAGTTATTAAAATAAAAAAAATTAGTTAAATTTAAATTTATATATTTTTATACATTTTTAAAATTTTTTTCACACAAAAAAAATTTATTTTTTACACAAAAAAGGAGAAATTTAAATTTAACTAAAATTTATTTTTTAATAAAAATATGCTTAAAATAGTAGATGTTATATAATTTGTAAAACCAAGTAAATTTATTAATCTTAATTTACCATTTATTACAAATAGCCAAAATTTAGGTAATATTATTGTTTGTTTTGGTTTTAACTTTATTTGAACAAATTGTGTATTATTAATGTTATTAAATTGAGTAATATTATAATTAGAAATTAAATAATTATTGGATACATTATTATTCCATTTAAATTTATTATAATTCTTAGGATGTGATATATAAATATCTATTGGATCTTTATTTGAATTATAAATTAACATATAATTCGATAGATTATAATTAACATTATTATTTAAATTATACATATGCGAAGTCTTTTCTATAAACTCATATTTAAGCACATAACTTATAAAATCATTTAAATTATTAATTTTATCTTGAATCAATATTGGTAACTTTTCATATAATAAATTTTGATTTATTTTATCAGATGAAAGTTGAATAATTTGAAAAATATCATTAGTCTTAAAATCATAATTAATATAAATAGTAATAATAAGTAAAATAATAAAAATAATAAGTTTCTTCATTTTAAAATTAATAGATAAAATTATTTAAAAGTTTTAACATATTATAATATAAGTCAAATATCCAAAATGGCCGATGAAAAAATAGTTCCAACTGTACCACCAGAAAATGAAGCAGATAAAGAACCATTAGTAACAGGTGAATATGGACCCAATATTGGTAATTGTAAATGGTTTAATAATAAGATTGGTTATGGTTTTGTAACTGTAATGAATGGTGAACATAAAGGAAAAGATATCTTTGTTCATCATAGTGGTATTACTCCAAAAAATAGTAATTTTAAAACTCTAACAAAGGGTGAATATATTGCATTTAACATTATTAATGGTAAGAATGGTCTTCAAGCAGTTGATATTGTAGGAGTTCTTGGAGGTCCATTGATGTGTGATAATAATATTATGACATACCGTCCCAAGTTTTATAATCCTAACTTTAAGCCTAATTATAGAAAACCAAGATATTCTGAACAACCTCCGCAACAACCTCCGCAACAACCTCCGCAATAAACTTCATAATAATTCATATTTTTATGAATTAATTAAAAATGATGTATAATTTAATTATTTACGTTGTTTTTTTTAATTAAAAATTTAATATATTCAATAGATATTTTTTTATTTTTTTCCATATTATACATAATAAAAGTAATTATAATACTTAATATTACAAGTAATAAAGCATTTTTAGTGAACATTTTTCTTTTGTTTTTATCTTTAATAAAATCTAATTGTAAATTATTAGTTTTTTCAGGATATTTATAACAGAAATTTTCATAATTACCATTAGTACAATAAGTATCTCTACAAATATTATTAATCTTATTTTTAATATTAATATCCTTTTCATTATGATTCGCTGCACATACACTCTTACCAATTGTATTTTTATAATGACCACTATTTACATTACTACATGAATTATAATAATTCTTTTTATTATTTTTATAATTTAATATAAATGCATTTTGTTGAAATTGATTCATAAATAATAATTGAGGATTATCTTTTACTATAAATGGTTTAAGAGAATATGATCCATTGGTATATTCATCCTTGAAGACCCTATATAATAATGGCTGTGGACAATAATATGGAACATTATTAGAAGATCTTTCACAAAACATTTTATCTGATGATAATTTATAATTTGTTCTACAGGTTTTATAACAAAATATACCTTTTGTTTTCTTATTTCCTAAATCATATCTACTTTCTTTATACCAATTTAAAGGATCATTTTCACATGATAATAATGTACTATATAATATTTTTGATGCCCAATTATTTGCAAGTTGATCAATTATCCATACAATTAAAGTAAATATACTAACAACAATTATAATAACTATTAAACTAAATGATATAAATAATGCAATTACAAACAATATTATAGCATATATTAAGAATGAAAATGAATCACTTAAACTCATTAATTCCATATTTTTTGTCAATAAAATTGAAAGAATAAACATTATTACTGAATATATTGCTATCGCTATTCCAATTGGTGTTAATCCAAATGCAGCTGTTATACCTACTATTACTGGTAATTTAAATATTACCAATAAAAATAATATTATGGTAAATATAATAAGTTTTATTGCAATTGTTAAAAATCCAATAAATCCTAAATTAATTATACTAATAATAATACCAACTGGATTAAGTACAATAAATAATCTAATAAACATAACACAAAGTTGAATAAATTTTTGAAAGAATTCAGGTGCTTTAGCAAACATTTTAGGTATTTTAAGTAATCCTTTTAAAAACCCAAAATGCTCTATAAAACCTTCACATCTAATTCCTAAAAATTTTCTTTCTTTTCTTGTATTAAACCAAACACATTCATTTCCTAACAACTTTTCTAAACTTTGAAACCAAGTTTCAGTAACTCTTCTCATTCTACCAAAATTCCAACTAGTATACCAAATATATTTGAATTTAGGAGCCATTATTTTTTGTAAAAAATAATCATTGTAGAATTCTTTTAAATTTATTCCATCTCTTTTTTTTTTATATTCTATAACATCATAAACATAATTTTGAGCTAATTTTAATTCAAAAAAACTATAATAGAATTTTATTAATTGAAGAAATTTATCTTCTTTATTTTCTATATTTTTATGCAAAATATATGATGTATTTATTAATTCTAAATCTCTTATCACCAATAAATGATTTAAAATTCCTTTAAATAGTTTAATTAATCTATTTTTATCTTCTTTATTTTCTATAAAACTTCTACTTTCTACTTTTTTTAAATCATAATATTTCATTGTAGTTAATTTCTCAATATAATAATAATGTTTAATAGCGTCATCATATGTAATATTCTCATTAAGACAAGATTCTCTAAATGTGTTTAGTTTATCAATACAAATTAAAATTATTTCTTCTGGTGTTTTTTTATCATTATCATCATAAATAGTTATATCTTTAATTTTAATTTTAAAACTTTTAGATTTTGTTTTATCAAGATTTTTCAAATTAATTTTAATTCTGTCAAATAATTCATTTTCTTTAATTATATCATTTTTTATAATATTTAATATTGTATTTTCATTTAAACTATCTAAATTAGATAATTCATCTAAATTACCTAAATCATAATCTTTTAAAAGTTCATTTATATCATCTAAAGAATTAGGATTAATATATGATAGAATATTTTTATTATCTAATTTTTCTAATTGATTATCTATTGAACTACTATTTTCTTGTAATATTTTATATAATATATTTCTTAAAAATATAATTTTTTTTTCTTGTAATGTATTTTCTTCTACTAAATCTCCTATTAATATTTCTTTAAATTTATCTACTATTTCTTGTTTATTATCATTAAAATTATTACTACCTTCAAAATCTAAATTATAATATTCTGTATCAGTTATTTTGTTTTGTAGATCTTTATAAAATAATTTAGAACCATCATTATTTAGTAAATCTTTATTAACTTCCTTATTAGTACATTGTTTACTTTTTATTTCTTCATTTGAACAACTTTTTGTTTGATAAAAATTATATAAATATTTATTTAAATTATATTGATTCTCCCCACTTTTTTTTAATAATTTTAAATATCCTTTAAAATGTTCATTCTCCTCAAATGTCTGTTTGTATATAATTTTATCATTCCCTTGATCAAACAAATCTTCTGATTCTTTATAAAAACATGCTAATTCATTATATAATTTATAACCTTTATTTTTATCTTTTATATAATTATCTATTAAAGATTTTTTATTCTCTATAGCTATATTTGAATCTATATTAAATATAATTAAATAATCTGCTATAGATTTCGATAATATTGTTCCTATTTCTTCATCTAAACCAGTAGTTCTATTGTATTTACCAGATAATCTAATATTACTACCAAATAGATTAGTACCAAATGAAATAGGTCTAGGATATTTTTTTCTAAAAGCTAATATTTTTTTAACAATATAAAAGGATAATACTATAATTACAACAGATATAGTAATTTTAGTAAACATAAGTGTTTTTTTAGGTAAATCTTGAAGTTGATTTGGAATACCTTTAATCAAATTAATTGGATTAATCATAATAGTATATTAATTATTTTATATATTTAAAATTTAAATTATAAATTTAATAAAAATAATTTATTCTAACTTAATTTCTCTTGCACTTGGATCTGTCATTTCACCACACCATTTTGGCATCCAATAATAAGGTATAACTTTCTCAAAATTTTTATAATTCTCATCAAACTTTTTTCTATAATAATAACTCTCTTTTAATATTGGTTTATTATATGTATATTTATTTTCATTATTGAATTCTATATCACTTACTTTATTATCTATATATTCTTGAATTATTGTATGCCATGATCTAGTTTCGCTTGTAACTCCATCCGAAAATGCCTCTTTTGATCTCCATAGTACTTCATGTGGTAATACATTATCATTTTCAAAAGCTTTTCTAATTGGACATTTCTCAATTTTATTATAACTACATCTAAATTTAGGATGCATTTTAAGATAATAATCAATAAAATATTTATCAGCAAATGGAACTCTAGCTTCTAATCCATTAGCTGATATAGTTCTATCACTTCTTAAACAATCAAAATAATGAATATCTCCAATTAATCTTAAACATTCATTATGAAATTTTTCTAAATCTTTAGTTTTTTTAAAATATTTATATCCTCCACATACTTCATCCGCATAATCTCCATTAAATACTACTTTACAATTCGTATTCTCTTTTATATATTTTGATACTAAGTAATTTCCTACACTTGCTCTTACTGTTGTAGTATCATAACTTTCTATTACTCTTATTACTTCATCTATACTATCTAAAAATTCTTTTTCAGTTAATTCAATTGTATGATGATCACTTTTAATAAATTCTGCAACTTTTTTAGCATAATAAAGGTCAGGTGAACCTTTTAACCCTATTGAAAATGTTTTCAACTTGTAAGGTCCTAGTTTTTGTGCTAATATTCCTGCTACTAAACTACTATCTAATCCTCCTGATAATAATGCACATATCTCTTTGTCTGACATCATTCTCTTATATACTGCTTCTCGAAATATTCTATTTAATTCTTTTATATCATTATTCGCTTCACTATCTATCATCGAATATTTAACATCGTATTTACTCATATCATTATAACAATGATATTTTATATCATTTTTAGTCATATCATTATAACAATCATATTTCATATCATAATAATCTATCATATTATTAATTATCATAAAATGACCTGGTTTAAATTGTTCAACACTTTCAGCTATATTATTTAATCCTTTTAATTCCGATGAAAATATATAATCTTTATTTGAAGTTAACCCATAAAATAATGGTCTGACACCATAGGGATCTCTAGAAATAAAAAAATGATCAATATCAGTATCATATAATACAAATGAAAATTCACCATCTAAATCATTACAAATTAAATTCATAATTTTAAGATTATCATAATTAAGAGATTTATAATATTTATATAAATGTAATATTATTTCACAATCAGACTTAGAGTTAGTTGAAAAATTATATTTTTGTTTTAAAGTTTTATGATTAAATATTTCACCATTACAAATTAGATAATTATTATCTAATTTCATAGGTTGATTACCAGATTTGGATAAATCATTAATAGCCAATCTATGAAAACATAATAAAGAATTATTTATTTGCCTATTTTGAGTATTATCAGGACCTCGTGGTCTAAGTTTTTCAAAATTTTTATATGTCTTTATATAATCATATTTGCTACTTTTTTTTATAAATGCAAATATTCCACACATAATACAATTAATTTTAATTATAAAATCATTTTTAAATAGATTTAAATTTTAAGAACTATTTTTATTTATATTAATAATTTATATATGGTAATAACTGATGTATTTGATTATAGTCATGTAGATTATGATTATAAAATATTATATAAATTTATGCCAGTACTTTATTTACACCCAGATGAAAAAATATCTCCATTATCTTTTGAAAAATATATTTTAAAATCCGAATTATGTGTCTTCGGAAAAAGAAAAACCATACAAAAAACACCATTTACTCCTCCTGAAACTATTAGAGAATTTAGAAATGTATTAATCAATAAAGGTGATATTCGGTTACCTTTAAATAATTTTTATAATAATATTCCCAATATTTATTTGAATTATTGTGGTAATTATTCAAAACCTACTCAACCTAATCTTGATTTAGTACCAATATATGGCATGGTTAGGCATTATAAACATTTTATTGATATCATTTATATTTTCAATTATCCATATAATGAATCCTATAAGTTATTCGGTATGTATATTGGTGGCCAGCATCAAGCTGATATTGAATATATTAGAGTTAGAATAGATAATAATAATTTCTTTAATGATATTATACCAATAACAGTAAAGAAAATATTTTATTCAGCTCATAATGATAATCAAGGAATGTGGGTAAAAGGTGAAGATGTGCATTGGGAGAATGGAAAAATAAATACGAGACCAATAGTGTATGTATCAAAAGACAACCACGCAAATTATCCATGGCCTGGTACTTGGCTTAGAATGCTAGGGTTTGCAAATGATATTACTACAAAAAAAAATGCAATTATTTGGAAACCAAATACAGTTATAAATTTAAAACAAAGAGATGATCTAATGTCATTCAGAGGTAAAATGGGAAATAATGGTGTTACCTCTCTTTATAGAGATTGGGATGATATTCCTCCTAATAACAAATCTTCTTTCACTAATAGATTCTTTAATAGTTTTTTTACTAAAATTAATTGTTTAGATAGAAATTAAATATTATCTAAATTTACCTTAAATGTTTTTCTATGATATTTAGTTAAACCAAACACTTTTATCGCTTTACGATGTTCTTTTGTACCATAACCTTGATTTTTTAATAATCCATATTTTACTAATGAATTATCAATTTTACACATATTTTGAATATATTCATCATGATGTGTTTTAGCTAATATACTTGCAGCTGCGATTTGTACATACTTGTTATCACCTCCAATTATACATGTATGAGTAACAAATCCTCCTTCTGGTTTCATAAATGGTTTAAATTTATTTCCATCTACTAATATTCTATCAAATTTAATATTATTTTTATATACATTGTTTAAAGCCTTATGCATAGCTTTATATGTAGCATTTAAAATATTTATATCATCAACAACAGTATGATCACAAAAATCTACACTCCAAGCTAATGCATTTTTCTCTATATATCTTCTTAACTCATCTCTTTTATTTACTGTTAATTTTTTTGAATCTTTTATATTTTCTATTAAATTATCATTTAAATCATTATTCCATATAACTACACCTACAAATACTGGACCTATAAGACTCCCTCTACCTGCCTCATCTACACCTATTTGGATTTCATATGGGTATTCTTCTAAATATTTTTGTAACATTTTTTATTTGTATTTTTTTATTATATTTTTATTAATTTTTTATTAATTTTTAAATATTCACAAATTATTATATTAATTTAATTTTAAATTCTTTTATTATAATAAATTAAAATGTCTGGATTAGGATTAATTACTAATGCTATTGCTTCCATTAAACAAGGTAAAAAAATCTCAGAAAAATACAGCAAAAATATACCTTTAAAAAATAATAATAATGAAAATTTTGATGATAAAGAAAAAAAAACTGTTGTTGTAGATAAAAATGATAATTGTAATTCAATACCAAGAAATATTGTGATGTTTTTATTAAATATTATAAATTTATCAATATTTATATATGCAATTTATTTAAGTTTTAAAGTGAATGCGGGATTTAATTTATTACACTTTTTAATGGCTTGCTGTTGTTCAATATGTTATTTACCTTATGGGTTATATAAATTAACAACAATGGGGAATGAGGTTCCTCAAGTAAAAAAAAATAATAATGTAGTAAATTCACTTAATACTGTGAATAATGTAGTAAATAGTGTTAATACACCAGTTAATACACCAATTACACCTAATTCAAATTCTATAAATAGTCAAAATTCAAATAATGCAAGAAGAAATAATAATGTAAAAAAAAATAATTCTTAAAAAAATTTAAAAGTTTGTTTTTTTATTTTAAAAAAATAGATATTTATTATTACAAAATATAGTAATATTATTGGAAATAAATTACTATATCTTAAATCTACTAAATTCTTTAAAAATACATATAAATATCCTTCCTCTTTATTCACATCTCTTATTTTACATTCTAAATAACTTAATGTACATTTATTATAATTAAATATCATCTTAAATATCATAAAAAAACTTAATGACAAATACGATATATCTAAATTATAATTTAATAACATAAATGAAATACCATAGAAAAAATAAAAAATTAATACAAATTTTGTTAATTCCTTACTTTTAATAATATTTAAATTCATTCTAAATTTTATATTATAAAATATTAAAATATGTCATCAGTTAATAACACTGAACAATATGAATATATTTTAAACAATAATTCATCTAAATATCTTCATATTGAAGATTATAAAACTAATAATAATTTTCATAGTAATAACCAAAAATGTTCAAAAGTAACTAGAGAATTAATTCAAAGTAAAATAGATGGTTATGATAAATTATCAATATCACATATACCAATAGTGAGAGATGATAATTTAAAATATAGTATTTATGCAGAAACAAGAGAAGATAGTACATTAATTTATAGTATGTGTTTTGAAGAATTATTCTTCTTTGATTTTGATAATAAACAATTTGGTTTAGAGAAAGATATTAATCTTGAAATGGATGATAAAATATGGAATAATAAATCAACTGTATATGGTAAATCAGTTGATATTATAAATAAAATGACAGAACATTTCAAAGATAAATTAGATATTAAATTGTATTGGGTACTTTATCCAACTGATAATGGTGTTCATGCTTATTGTTTATCTCATAAACGTAATAGAAGAATTCAAAAACACATGAATAATTTAATTGATGAAACTATATTAGCTTGCGCTGATCCTGATTGGATTGCTTTCTCTTATGTTAGATTTGGTTTCTGTACTCGTCTATCTTCTAAAGTTAAATATATTGAAAGTACAACTCAAAGTGGAGGTTATGAATATGGTATTACAAGTTCTTCTGATAATAAAAATTTAATAAAAAAAAATAAAACTTATAAATATAATCTTAATTATCTATTTGATAATATTATATACGAAAATATTTATAAAGAAGTTGGAGATAAAACAAAAATACTAAAAACTTTAAAACTTCAATTAGATATTAAAAATCATTTAGTATATTATATAAAAAATTTATTAATACAATATACAACAGGTATTAAAATACCAATTGGATTATTTAGTTTACATCAATGCGAACCTAAAGAAAATTTAATAAAAAAAATAAGTACTTTATATAAGTCTGATAAATATGAATCATATTGTGAAAATATTAAAGGTATGACTAATTGTAAAATATCTAAGTTATGTAAATTTGTACCTTTAATTGATAAAGATAAATTTGTTACATTTATGTTAAATATTAAAAATCAACATAATAAAATTAGATATAGTGATGAAAATAAATTAATATCTACTTCTGAAAATTTTTATGATAAAAATAATAATACTATCCTCTCTAAAAAAATTAGAAATAATAAATTTAAAAATTGTACTAAGCTTTTTATTGATATATTAAATAATCCTGATTATAACGATAAAAGAAAAAAGAAATTATTAAATTTACCTGCTGGCGGTATAAGTAATAGTGATATAAGTCAATTAAATGAACATCCATTATGTAGTTATTCTCCTATTATGTTCTTAATCACAAGAATTAAAACTTTTGAAGATGTTGAAGATTTTATAAAATTAATGGAAACTAAATCAGATAATAACGATAATTTATTAATGGACTATATTGATTTTAATTATGAAATAAATAATAAATATTTACTTACACCATTTATTTTAATTTTATTTGAAGCTACTAAACATCGTAATAATCCTGAAGTATATTTCAATTTAATTAAGTACTTTATTGATAATAAATTATATAAATTTACTAATGATACACTTACTTATTGCTTAAAAATTATTATATCAAGAGATTTTAGTAAAGATCAAAAAATATTTAATTTCTTTATAAAAGCTTTATTTAAAACAGAATCCGAAAATTCTTTATTGGAAGATTTATTAAATAAAAAAAAATATAGAACTCTCATAAAAAATATAAAAGATAAATTATCATCCAATAATAATAAAAAAATTTTAAAAGAATTAACTAATTATATCAATTGTATAAATTTAATAGTTCAACAAATATATTTATACAATAATGTAAATGCTTTTAATAATCTTATATTAAAAAATATTTTACTTGAATTAGATTTATCTAATTATATAAAAAATAATCAACATTTTACTTCATTTTTAATAATTCAACAATTAATATATGAAATAATTATAAAAGTTAATATATTTGGTCTTTACTATGAAAATAGAGCTTATTTAGAATATTTTACAAATAAAAATCCTAAATCATTATTTAAAAAACACTATAAATTATTTAATAAATATATAAATAATATAGATAATACATTTAATTTAGATAATTTATTTAAAATAACATCTAAAATATTAGTATATGTACTATTTAATTTTATTAAATATAATACTAATATTAAAATCAATTATGATAATTTATATCTATATAAACACAATAATAAACCTATCATTTTACTCTTAAATTATTATAATAATGAGATACTAAAAAAGATTCAAAATTTAAAAGATTTAAAAGAGAAAAAGAAATTTTTTAATTTTATATTAGATATTTTAAACAATATTATTAATTTAGAAAATAATGGAAGACAATTAGAATATAATGATTCTACATTTAAATACTATATCTCTATTATTAAACTCTATAAATATCTTGAAAACAAATTTATTGATAAAAGTCCTCACACAAACAAATATAAATTTAAATCTACTGATAAAGATAATATTGATAAAAGTGTATTAGATTCTAAAAAATTAAATGATATTAATAATCTTATTATAAAATTGAATAAAACTATAAAAACAAATATAAGAAGTAAATTACCAAGAAATCGTAGATTCAGAGGAACAATTAGTGTTATAAAGAATAATGATAATAGTATTAATTACTTTGCGACATATATGAATACAGTGCTAGAATCTAGTAACGATATAGATATTTATAAATATAATATAACAACAGGAATAGAGATAGATGCAGGAGGTCCAAGTAAAGCTTTCTTCTCTGATTTATCTGTAGTAATTTCTAAATACATTAAAAATCTTAAAAAATTAAAACCTGATTTCCCTAATCTTAATAATTCAAATTTATTAAATAACAATAATATTAAAAAATCATTCAATTCAAATCTTAACAATAACACTATATCAAGTAGTAATATATACTTTTTAGGTAAAATGACAGCTAGATTATTATTTATTGAAAATTATGATCTAAATATTAAACTTCCAGATGAAATATATAATGCTATATTAATATTAATTAATAATCCTAATTTAATACTTGATAATTATAAAGTATTAGATGATAAAATAGTCAAAAACAATAATAATAATGTTAAAGATGTTAAAAATAAATCAATGGAAAATATTAATAAATATTTATTATTGGATAAAGAAGATATTGTAAATATAATGAATATGGATGATGAAGGTTTTATAATGACATTTACTTATTCTGGTATAGAAAATGTAAATGCAAATATAAAAAATAATAATAATAATATAAATTCTGATAAGGTAAGAGAATTAATAATAGATAATTCACAATATAAAGAAAAATTAATGAATAAATTAATTATGTTTTATTCTGAAGACAAATTTATTAATAATATGCTTACTATTCTGAATAACTCTAATTATAGGGAATTCTTTAAAGGATTTCTTACTATATATATTAAACTTATTAAAGAAACTAATAATTATGTAATTAATGATCTATTTTATTTAAATGATAAAAATATATTAAAAAAGAGTATTGAAAATAATAAGATAGAAACAAAAGATTTTTTAAAAAATATAAATTTTAGATTTAATGTTAATAATGAATATATTTCTAGAAATCCAAATAATATACAAAATAGAAAAGCAAATATTACTAAAGCATTTAATCAAGCTATTGAATTAATTGCAAATAGTTATGATGATAATAAAAAACAACTATTTTTTGAACATTTATTATATTTCTGGACAGGTAGTAGAAGTTTACCAAAACAAAATGATAGAAATTTAAGCATAGATTTTTATACTAATTCAACATATAGAGATATATTTGAAAATATTAGCAATAATTCAAATAATTCAAGAAATAATAATACAAATACTAATAGAGTATTTAATCAATATAAATATAGATTTCTTCCAAATGCACATACTTGCTTTAATAGTATTGATTTAATTATACCAAATCATAATACTGATATAAAGAAATATAGATTAATATTAGCAAAAATGTTTAAATTTGCATTTGAAGATGGTATATTTAATTCAACTTCTTTTGGATCTGCTTAAAAAAAAATTTATTAAATTTAAATTATTTTATTTTTTTTAATTAAATAGAAAAATGATTTGTAGAACATCATGCTTAATTGCAATCGTATTTATTATTTCTAAATTTGTATTTGTATTTAGTATAGATAAAGGAGAATTATTTCAAAAATATCAAAAGAGTCTTTCAAGTGAACAAATGAAAAGATATATTAAAATTGTAAATGAAAGAAGAAATTTAAGTTTACAAGGATTCTTTTTAGGTATTCTTTTAGCATTAATTTTATTACTTTTAAATTATAATATTTATAGAATGAGCTATAAAGCTTTTGCTTGTGTTGTATTATCTGTTGTATTTATTACTCAATATATGTATTATATTCTTAGTCCTAAATCTGATTGGATGATTTTACATCTTAGGCAAGATCAAAGACAAGATTGGCTTAAAATTTATAAAACTATGCAATTCAAATATCATTTAAGTATTCTTATTGGTATTATTTCAGCTTTATTCTTATCCATTTCTTTCCGCTGTTAAATCCATATTTATAAACTCATATATATTTATTTCATCATTTGTTTTATCTCTATTAACATCATTATAACCATATTCATATCCCATTCTATCATCCATGTCTACATATACTGTATCCTTTAAATCATAATAGATTACTCTATTATATGTATTTTCATAATCAATATTAAACCTTTCTTTTATACCACATTCTATATATTTTATAAAATGATTAAATGTACTAAAATTTATTACTACTCCGCTATTTTTTAAAAATAAATAATTTGATATTTTTTTTCTCTCTATATAACTTTTTATTAGTTTATGTATTATATTATCATTAAAATTTGGCCCATTTATATAATTTCTTATATAATCCACATTCTCTAAACCAATAAAATTTATATCATTTTTATTAATTGTAAAATTATTTGGATGGTATTTTCCAATAATTAAATATTTATAATTTTTTACTCTATCTTCAATCTCATAGAATTTTTTCTCTACATCTACATTGAAAAAATAATGTATTACTTGATCTCTCGTATTATTTATATACATTATATAATTATAATCATTATATACCTTATGATAACCATTTACTCTCATATGATCATTCAATTCTTTCCCATATACCGTTAAACTTATATCTTTTAATATATATTTATCATTTAAATTTGGTTTTTTATCAACATAATAGAATATTTTAATATTAGATAAAGATAATGGTGGATTTAAATCAAACCCGGCACCTAAATATAATGCGGACATTATAAATTATTAAGTAATAATGGATACATATATATGCAGTTCAATTTTTTTAAATCTATTTAAGTTTAATTTTATATATAGATATAATTATGGATTCCTCTATAGATAGAGTCTATTTAAATTTACCAAATGAAGATTTAAATGATATATATATTGCTGATAACATATTTAATAATTTATTTATTTGTATTGAAGATAATCTTAATAAAGATTATATTATTAAAAGACTTGAAAAAATTAAGAATTATAGAATTATATTAGATAAACTTAGATTATTACCAATAATTGAACAAAGATCTGAAGAATGGTACAATATAAGACAGACTATGATAAGTGCGAGTGATTTTGGTCAAGCATTGAATAAAGGTGATTATGGAACACAAAAAGAATTAATAATAAAAAAGGTAACAAATAAATCGAAAGAGATAACATATAAAGCACCATTATTATGGGGAGTAAAATATGAAGAAGTTGCTACAAGAATTTATCAAAAAAGAAATAATGTAAGGGTTTTTGAATTTGGTTTAATTAAACATAATGAATATGAATTTATTGGAGCTTCTCCAGATGGAATATCAGAATTAGGTATTATGTTAGAAATAAAATGTCCATTTAAGAGAAAAATAAGTGGTAAAATATTAGATCAATATTATTATCAAATTCAAGGTCAATTAGAAGTATGTGATCTAGAAGAATGTGATTTTTTAGAATGTGAAATATCTGAATATGAAACAGAAAAAGATTTTATTGCAGATACTTACAATGACTTTATTCTTACTAAAGATCTTAAAGAAAAAGGTATTGTAATATCATATAAAAATATTGAAGATGAAGATTTTTCATATTATTATTCTAATATTAATGATAATATAAATAATATGATTACTTGGAAAAATAATATAGTAACAAATTTTGATATTGATGTTGAATATAAAGTGGAATATTGGAAATTAATTAAATATAATAATCAAAGAGTTTATAGAGATAGAGATTTTTTTAATAAAAATATAGATAACTTAAAATTTATTTGGGATAAAATATTATTTTATAGAAATAATAATAAAAAATTTATTAAAGATATTGTAAATAATAAAAATTCAAAAGGTAAAATTTATGAATTTAATAAAAGAGATAATGATGTAGTAATTAATGGTTTTGCTATAAAAAAAACTACATCTGAATCAGATTCTTTAAATATATAAAATTTGAATTTTATTTAAAATTTTTTTTATATAATAAATATAATATAAATATGTTTGTGATTAAGAGAGACAATACTAAAGAAGAAGTAAGTTTTGATAAGATCCTTTATCGTCTTCAAAAACTATCAAAGAATCTTAATGTCAATGTTCATGAGGTTGCTCAGAAAGTATGTTCAAGGATACATAATAATGTAAAGACATATGAATTAGATGAGTTTGCATCACAATTATGCTCATCTATGATGTTAGAACATCCTGATTATGGTATTCTTGCTTCTCGTTTAGTAATTTCTAATCATCACAAACAAACTTCACCATCTTTTTCAGAAGCAATGACAATGCTTTATAATAATTATGATTCTGAAAATAATCATAGTCCAATTGTTTCTGAAAAATTTTATAATATTGTTATAAAAAATAGAGAAAAATTAAATAGTTATATTAATTATGAAAGAGATTATTTACTTGATTATTTTGGTTTTAAAACTTTAGAAAGAGCTTATTTGTTAAAAAAAGATAATAAAATTATAGAAAGACCACAACATATGTGGTTAAGAGTTGCATTAGGAATACATGGAGAAGATATCAAAGATGCTCTTGAAACATATGATTATATGTCTCAAAAATACTTTACTCATGCTTCACCTACTTTATTTAATGCTGGTACTCCACGTCCTCAATTGTCATCATGTTTTCTCTTAGATGTAGAAGATAGTATTAAAGGAATTTATGAAAATCTATCTGATTGTGCCCACATTTCTAAATATGCTGGTGGTATTGGTCTTAATGTTCATGATATACGTTCTAAAAATAGTATTATTAGAGGTACTAATGGTTCTTCTGATGGTATTATACCTATGTTACGTGTTTATAATTCAACTGCTCGATATGTAAACCAGTGTTTTACACCAGATACAGTTATATTTACTAAGAATGGTAGTAAATTTATTAAAGATATTACTCCTGAAGATTATGTAATTACTAATGATAATTCTTTTCAAAAAGTAAATAAATTATTTATTAATGAAGTTGATAAAGATATTTTAAAAATAAGAACACAAAAATCATTTGATTCTGTAAGAGTTAGTAAAGAACATCAAATTTATTGTATTAAAAATCAAAAAAAGGGATTAAATTATGAAATAATTAAAAATAGATTAGATAAGAAAATTATTAAACCGGAATATTATGATGCATCTAAATTAACATTAGATGATATTATAGGTTATCCTATACCAAAATTTAATAATAATGATATTGATAATGTTGATTATTATAGGATGATTGGTATAATATTAGGAGATGGTCATATAACTTCTAATAAAAAAGAAATAGGTATTACATTAAATAATATTACAAAAAAAAATACAGTAAAGTTTGTTGAAGACTATCTTAAAAATAATAATATTCATTATTGGTCAAATGATAATACTTATAATAAGGCAGTTGGTAATTCATATACCATTCGATTTACTTATAATAATTTTGATTTAGATTATGATAAGATATATGACTCAAAAAAAGAAAAATACATTAATAGCGAATATTTAAATTTAAATAGAAATAATACACTTTATTTAATAAAAGGTTTATTAGAAACAGATGGACATATTGATAAAGAAATATATTATTCATCATCATCTTTAAGATTAGTATATGACTTAAAATATTTATTACTTAAATTTGGAATAGATTGTAGTGGCAATATTAGAAATGATATTGGTAAAAGTCATAATATTAGAAGAGATAATGGAAGTGAAACAAAAATAGTAACAAAAAAATTATCTTATACATTAAGAATTCCAAAAAATATAGTATTTACTGAAATATTTGAAGATTTTCAATGTGATAATTATCATAAATCATTTATTTATGATGGAATAATTTGGTCAAGAATTAAATCAATAGAAACTGAATATTACAAAGGAAATTTATATGACATTAACGTATCAAATAATCATAATTATACAGTTGCTAATCTTGGAATAGTTCATAATAGTGGCAAAAGATTAGGTTCAATTGCTATATACATTGAACCTTGGCATGGTGATATTATGGAATGGCTAGAACTTAGAAAAAATCATGGTGCTGAAGAAGAAAGAGCTAGAGATCTATTCTATGCTCTTTGGATTCCTGATCTTTTCATGAAAAGAGTACAAGAAAATGGTAAATGGTCACTTATGTGTCCTGATCAATGTAAAGGTCTCACTAAAGCTTATGGTGATGAATTTGAACAACTATATACTCAATATGAATCTCAAGGTAAGTTTATTAAACAAATTGATGCACAAAAAATTTGGATGAAAATTCTTGAAGCCCAAATAGAAACTGGTACTCCTTATATGTTATATAAAGACTCTATTAATAATAAAAGTAACCAAAAAAATATTGGTACTATTAAATCTAGTAACTTATGTTGTGAAATTACTGAATTTACAGCACCTGATGAAATAGCTGTATGTAATCTTGCATCTATTTGTTTACCAATGTTTGTACAAAAAGATGAAAATGATAATATATTCTTCAATTTTGAAGAATTACACAAAATTTCTAAAATTATATGTAAAAATCTTAATAAAGTTATTGATGTTAATTATTATCCTGTTGATAAAGCTAGATATTCTAATATGAAACATAGACCAATAGGTATAGGTGTTCAAGGACTTGCTGATACTTTCTTTAAGCTAAATTATCCATTTGAAAGTGATGAAGCAAAACAATTAAATAGAGATATATTTGAGACTATATATCATGGAGCTCTTGAATCATCTAATGATATTAGTCTTAAAAGAAAATTAATATATAATGAGAGAAATATGCTTTCTACTACAGGTCTTAGTGATAAAGAAAAAATTGATAAACTTAATGAAATGGATTTATATTTAAATTTAAATCAACATGAATTAAATAATAGTAAAAAATTTAAAGGAGCTTACTCTTCATTTGAAGGTAGTCCTGCTAGTAAAGGTATTTTACAATTTGATATGTGGAAAAATAATGATTCAATTAATCTTAAATATGATTGGAATGGACTTAAAAATAGTATTATTGAACATGGTATTAGAAATAGCCTTCTTGTTGCTCCAATGCCTACTGCTTCTACATCTCAAATTATGGGAAATACTGAAGCTTTCGAAGCTATCACATCTAATCTCTATAAACGTAAAACTCTTGCTGGCGAATTCATTATTATTAACAAGTATCTTATTCAAGATCTTATTAAACTTAATCTATGGAATAAAGACATTAAAGAAAAAATTATGATTAACGAAGGTATTCTTAAGGATATTGAGGAAATACCACAAAATATTAAAGATATTTATAAAACTGTATGGGAAATAAAACAAAAAAATATTATTGATATGGCAGCAGATAGAGGTAGATTTATTGATCAAACACAATCTATGAATCTATTTGTTTCTGATCCTAATCCCAATATTCTCACTAAAATGCATTTCTATGGATGGAAACAAGGTCTTAAAACTGGAATGTATTATCTTAGAACTAAACCTAAGGCTACTACTCAACAATTTACAATTGATCCTACTAAATCTAAAAGTAATCTCAATAAAAGAAGTACTGTAATTCCTGATGAACCTGAAGAATGTTTAAGTTGTGGTGCCTAAATTATATACAATTTTCTCAATTTTATCACTTTATTATCTTCTCTCATATCCTCATAAATTTCTAAATAATTATCAAACTTCGTAAAATTCTTATTATAATTTAATATAACTTCTCTTAAATTTTTCTTTTTTACTTTATTCTCTAATAACTCATATGAATCATTACTTTGTGATGCTAATAACAAGCCTTTCACATTCTCTTGATTATTCAATTCTACCAATTTTATATTCTTTCTTTTTATATTATTTGGTAATTTTACCATTTTATAATAATTTGTTTTATAAATTACCAATACATTTTCTCCATTTGCTAATTTTAACCAATAATTCCTTAAATTCATAATATATTATATTATTAATTTATAATATTATTAAAAATAATTTTTGATTTTATTAAAGATTTAATGTTCTTTTATTATCATCACCAATTAATAAACCATCAATACTTGCATTATCAGGTATTTCAGATATATCACTTTCAGTAATGGTACTAAAAGTTTCTAAACGTTCATCATCCATTTCATTTAGAATATCATCAATATTATCAGGTGACTTCATTTTAGTCTGAGGAACAGATTGAGGAGGTCCCATAGGTGGTCCACCTTGGTTGTTACCAAACATATTTGCAAACATACCTGACATTCCTGTTTGATCATTTCCACTATTCTTCATTGTTGTCGCTGTTGCTGATGCAAATTGTCTCATTAAATCAGGATTTTGCTTCATAACTTCATCTAACCCTGGTAATGATGATTTAAACATTGTATTAGTTAAATGAAACATAAATGCACTCCCCGCTAAACCCATTAGTAATCTTAATTCTGGTGCCATTTTACTATCACCTTTATATTTTTGATGTAACTCTTCAAATATATCATCATAATCATCTACATTCTCATGAACATTCTCACTCCAACCATCTAATCTCGCATTTATTGGATCAAATTTATTATTTAAAAACTCTATTCCTGTTACTGTTGCTACTAATACCTTTCTTTGAAATTTTATACTCGCATCTGCTGTTCTATCATTTTTTATTCTATCTAAATCACTCTTCATCTCATTTAAATCTGAATCTATATTATATTTTCTTGGTAGTTTCACTCCTTTCTTTTCTAATCTATCAAACTGATAAAGTATGTCTCTCTTCTGATTATTTATCTCCTCTTCTGACATCCTATTATCATTATACGAGCTATTAAACATATTATTCACATTAAAATTTTCTCTATTATTATTCATATCCATATTCCCAAAATTATTATTTAAATCACTCATATTATTCCCAAATTGTGTATTACTATTATTATTAAATTGATTATCATTATCATTATTTTTATTTAAATTAAAATCATCATCAGAACTAGAATCTGAATCTGTATATTTTTCGTTAAAATTATTATCTTCCTCATCTGATGAAATTACTTTTATATTATTTTTACTTATATAATCATTATTACTTCCAACTGAAATTGCATCATGTGATCTTCTTTTTTTATTCATTAGTAATTCAATACCATCATCAGGTACTTCCATATTTAAATTAGGTTTATATTCATCATTCCCTCCTAAAAGAGTATTCGCTAGATTTTCTATTCTACTCATTTATATTAAAAAAATTAAAGAAACTTTAAATAAATTAATAACGCAAAGAATTTTTATATAAAATCTTTTTTATTTAATAAATAATTTAATTTATAATTTTCAACCACATATTTATCAGATCTATTTAATATTGCACAAATATACATTATATTTATTTTATCCTTTAGTATATCTATACTTTCTTTTACTGAATTTCCTGTTGTTATCACATCTTCTATTATTATACAATTATCTTCTCTATTATATTCTCCTTCTATTTGCTTTTGTGTACCATAGTTCTTTATTTTATCTCTTAACATTATCATTGGTATATTATATTTTGTTGATATGTATGTTGCTATTGGTAATCCTCCTAATGGAACTCCGCATATTCTTATCTTATTTTTTTTATCTTTTATCTCATCTTCTATATAATTTTTATATATTTTATCTCCTATATCACTTAATAATCTCGGATGTGATACTAAATTTTTCATATCAAAATAATATTTTGAATGTTCACCATTTTTTAATATAAAATTACCATTTTTAATACAATTACTAGTTTTTAAGTTTTCAATTAAAATATTCATGTTTAATATAAAAAAAATATATAATCTTTTTTAAATGATTTTTAAAAATTTATTAAGTCAATATCTTTATCAAAATTATTTAGCCAACAGTTTCTACAAACAGGTAAATATTCAGAGAAAGATCCAACAGAAATTTGTTCTTTATTACTTGTTTTTCTCATAGTAAATGGTGCATTTCTTATTTTTCTACATAAATTACATATTGACTTAATATGTTTTATATTATCTGCTAAAGGAATTAAATCAATTAATTGACCAAATTTTTTTCTTTCAAAATCACCAGATAAACCAAATACATATATTATTTTTTTTTGTTTATCTGTCATATGTTTACAAAAAACATATAAATCTTTAAAAAATTGTCCCTCATCTATTAATATCACATCTATTGAATCTATATATTCTTTCTCATACATTCTATTGAATTCTACTAGTTCATCCAAGCTTACACAATTCAATTTCTCCTCATTATGTGTATATACATTATTTTTACCATATCTATCATCTGATTTATGATTTATTACCAATATATTATATTTTCTTTTAAATTTATTATAAATTCTTAATAATTCAGTACTTTTACCTGAATACATAGGGCCCAAAACAATATTTAATTCACCATAATTATTTTTAATAATTTCATTTTCATTTTTTTCTTGATTTTTATCCATATTTTTATCCATATTTAATATATATTTGATATATAAATATATAATTCAAATTTTATATTTTTTAATTAAATAATAATAACAGTTAATATATTATTTATATATAATTTAGTTAAATTTAAATTTCTACAAATTTATATTTTTCTCAGAGAAAAAAAAATTTATAAAAAAAAGTTTTTTTGTGTAAATTTAAATTTAACTAAAATTTTTTTATTTTAATAAATTTTATGTTATTTCTTTTCTATTTAAAATTTTATATTTTATATTTTATATTATTTTAAAAATATTAGATTATATAAAATGAATATTATATTTCCTGATGATCTTGATAGATTTAGTCCTTATATTATGTTAATAATAGTTTCAATATTATGTTATGTATATAAATTACCATATACTTATCCTATTAAATTCCTTCTTAATGGTGCTGTATCCAACAGAATTCTTAAAGAATATATATTCAAACCTTTATTAAAAAATAATAGTTATCCTATTATTGGTACTGGTGTAAGACCAAAAAATGCTATGAATTGTGGTATATTTAGAGATAACTTTTTTGATAATAATAGAGAGATAAAAATATCGTCGTCATACGGTTTTCCATCAGGTCATTCACAGTCAGCTGGATATTTTATGGCATTTATTCATAAATATTTTAAAAACTCACCTGTTATTTATTATTCATCATTAATTTATTCTATTTATATACCTTACACAAGAATTGTACTAAATTGTCATACCATTCAACAGATTATTTCCGGTTACATTTTTGGTATTATAACATTTTATTTATTCGACTATATTGAAAATAAATTAAATAAAAAAATTAATATTAAAAATTATAATTAAATTTAAAATGTTATCTGATAAGATTTTAATATTTCTTCATCAAAAAGATATTTTTTATAATTATCTAATTTTTTATAACATTTGTTAATTGTTACTTCACTTATATCACAATTTTGGGATATTATTTTTTTTGTTATTCCCAATTTACATAAATTTGATACTAAATATATTGTCCCACTCGCTATTGATGGTGGTGCACTTTCACTTACAATTGAATATTCATCAGTTTTTTCAATAACATGTAAACATAAATCAATATATTTATTTTCAATATTAAGATTATTGCAGAATCTGACTATAAAATCCTGTGGTTTACTACAATTGACATTAGTTTTCATAATATCATGAAATTTTTTGCATCCTTTTGTCATAGTTGTAGTATCTATATTAAATATTTTCGCGATCTCTTTTGCACTTCTTGGAACATTATTTTTTTTACAACTCATATATATTGTACTTGCAATTAAACCATTTCTATTTGATCCTCTTGATATTTTTAATTCTGATAATTCTTTATACATTACTTTTGCCTCATTTATTATTGATTGTGATATTCCTGAATTTGAAGCTTGTAATGTTATATCATCTATTATATTGTATAATGATCTCTCTTTATATGATGTTGAATTCCATTTTTGATATTTTCTTAATTTATACATTTCATAAGAATTTTTACTATTATAATCATTTCCTATTACAGATCCTAAAGATAATTCTGGTAATAAACTATTAGTAGGCATACCACAACGGGTAGGATTTACAACTTTAGTATCTTCATGACCATAATAACGCCATTCTGCTTGTGGATCCAAAAATTTATCTTGTATTGTATTACATTTTTTACAAATATAATAATTATCTTCAAGAATTATATTATTTGATTTACAATTTGAATTATTACAAATATTTTTTATAGTTTCATTTTTAATTTCTTTTTTCTTTTTTTTTTCTTTTTTATCTTTTTCAATTACATTACTATCTTTTAAAAGATCATCATATAAACTCCATATATCTTCCGAATTTAGTTTATTCTCTAACTCTGACATTTACATAAATATTTATTGAAATAAATTATTTCCTAAAAAAATTTATTCAAATTTTAAAATTAAAATAAAAATAAAAAATTATTATATTTCTATATTAATTTAATCTTATATATGTTTTTATTCATTTATCTCCACGAAATTTATACAATCTCTTATCTTTTTTTGTATATTATCTGGTATTTTATCAAAATTTATTAATAACTCATTTCTATCATATATTTTTTTAAGATTAGGATTATCATTAAGTAACTTATCAAGTTTATCGCAATCTTTAATATATTCCATAAGTTTTTTTTCAGTGATCTTCATACTTTTATTTATACCTACAATATTATCACTTATATCACCTTTCAAAATTTTTAATTTTAAATCAATATCCTTACTTCCTTTTGATTTATTTCTTAAATCATAACTTTTTAAATTATAGATAAATGTATTATCATCAATCAATTGTAAATAGTCATGATCATTAGTTATAATATATATGGGTAAAGTATTATAACGTTCTCTAATAGTTTTCTTCAAAATTGCGATAATATCATCACCTTCTGCATTATCTACTGATACAAATTTTATACCTTTTTCTTGTAGTTCTGGTACAATTTTATAGTATGTATACAAAAATATATCTCTATTAAAATTTCTATTATTATCATCTCTTGTTTTCTTATAATCTTCATAATATTTATTCCTCCATATGTTATATCTTCTACAATCTTTTCCAAAAATAACTATACTATCTTTTATATCATATTTCTTCTGAATCTTTTTTATATTTTCATAAAATAATTTATCATATTTTTCTATAAAAATATTATTGTGAATTATATTATCAACAATTAATTCATCTTCTTGCGCTTTTTTCCACCAAGAACATAGAGCAAAATATCTATAAAAGATATAATAGGAGAAATCTAATAATAATATAGATTTAGTGCCATCTATATCAATAGAATCACATCTATTTTCATCATATTCGTAATTAATTTTGTATTTATCTTTAAGAAGATTAATAACTTCATCACAAGATGTAGAAGTTGTCATTTAAATAAATATAGTTAAAAAGTTTTAACTAATTTTAAAAAATAATTTTCTCTTATTCAATTTTTTTTCCTTATTATTAAATTAATTTTATTTTATTCAATAATTGATTCAATAATTTATTCATCTTTTTTAGTACAATTACTAAATCCTTCTGGTACACCACCTTTATTAATTAAAAGTAATGTAAGAATGAAAAATAATAAGCACCATAAAAATACTGAAAGACTATTTGCCCATGCAAGAAGTGTACAAGGTAATCCTCCTTTATTTATACCTAATACCATGCAATTTATTGTATATACACTTATTACTATTGGTAAAAGCATTAAAAGAAATGATAAAAGTCTTTCTGTAAAATTATATGGCATTTTTTCTTTATTGTCAGAGGTTTTGTTTAAAGGTAAGAAAAAAGTAATTGAAAGTAATACATAACCTAATATTGCTAATTTAGCTTGTTTTGAGAAGTATCTATCGGCATTTTTTACTAAATTCATTTTTATTTTACTATAATATTTTTTTTTTACTTTTATTATTTTTTATTTTGCAAGCTGATCAAATAATGATGTTTTACTATCTGGTTTATCAATAAATTTACTAGAATAACCTATAGAGAATACAATAATAGAAATAGCTAAAATAGAAACAGATTTAATCCAAGCAATTTTGATGCAATTATTATCAGGTTTAATAGATTTTTTATATAATTCTTTGATAGAAGATTTGGATATTCTAGTAATATCTTTAGAGAATAAATCACTAGTTTCTTTTACAAGTTCTTTTTGAAGAATATGATGATTATGATTAAGACAATTAATACTATAAAGAGTGAAAATAGCGAAACATACAAATATAATAAAAGCTATAATCTGACTAAAACTAAAATTGTTTCTTCTGACTTCTTCACCAGTTTCAGGATCATATCTTTTAGGAGGTATAAGAAATATAAAAGACATTATTAAAAAACCAGCTAGTGCTATATATGTGGGTCTAAATATTTTCATATTTAAGTTTATTTATATATTATATAAAATTTGAATATATAATTTAAAAATTAATTAATTATTATATTTAATTATGGGAATTCCACATTATTTCAAAAAAATTTTAAATGAATTTCCTGAAGTTATCAATTCTAAATCATCTTTATTCAACAAAAATATTAATATTGATAATTTATTTTTAGATTTTAATTGTTGTATACATCAATGTTCTCATATACTTAAATCCAATAAAGAATACGATGACAATATTACCTTTGAGAAAGATCTTATTTTAAAAGTTTTGGAATATATTGATGATATATTTGATTTTGTAAATCCTAGGAAAATATTTTATATATCTATTGATGGAGTACCACCAAGATCTAAAATGAAACAACAAAGGTATCGTAGATTTATGAATCAATGGAAAAAAAATATAATATTAAATTCAATTGATATTGATGATTCTAGTAATAAAGAAATAATTAAATATAAAGAAAAAATAAAAAAAGAATGGAATTCTGCAGCTATTAGCCCAGGAACAGAATTTATGAATAATTTATCAAGTGCTATTAATAAAAAATTTAAAGAAACTAAATATAAAAAAATTAAAAGTATTTTATCAGATTCATTAGTTGAAGGTGAAGGAGAGTTCAAAATATTTAAATTTATTAAAAATAATAATTTATACAGTTCTAAAGATATTTATAATGTTATTTATGGTTTAGATGCTGATTTAATAATGTTATCTTTATTAGCAGAAACAAATATATATTTATTAAGAGAACCATTATTTATGGAATTAGGTTATGATAATGATAATAATAATAATAATAATAATAATGATAATAATAATAAGTTTTTATACTTTGATATAAATAATTTTAAAACAAATATTGAAATATTTTATAAAGAATATTTTCCAATTGATAATAGTAATATATTTAAATATTATGTATTTACATGTTTCATTTTAGGTAACGATTTTATTCCTCATTTATCCTTTATTAAACTTAATACTGATGGTCTTGAACTCCTTCTATCATATTATAAAAAAGTTTCAATTGAAACTAAACAAAATATTTTATATATTCAAGATAATGAATATTTTATTAATTATAACTTTTTATCAATATTATTCAATAATCTTTCAAAAATAGAAAATAATGAATTACAAGAATTGAGTAATAAATATATGTATCATTATACTAAAAAAAAATATAAAGAAAATGAGATTAATGAGAAATATTTTGATAATTTAATAAGTGAAAAATATTTATTTAGATCAGGAATAAATATTTTGAATAAAATAAAATTAGGTACAAAAGGTTGGCATAGTAGATATTACTATAATTTATTTAATACTAATGATGGTAAAGATATTAAAAATATTTCACTTAATTATCTTGAATCACTACAATTCACTTTAGATTATTATTATCATCAAAAATATCATAAAACATGGTTCTATAGATTTGATTATTCACCAACAATATTGGATATATCAAATTATTTGATGTCATTATCTTTATCACCAATGTTAACATCAATACAAGGAGATATAAATGATATACCTTTATCACCATTAGATAGTGAGAGTCAAGAAATAAATGAGGAAGAAATAAAAAGGAAGTTTTTTAAAATTGATTTAGAATATAATGATTATTATCCTAATATTGATTGTAATATATTATTACAATTATTAATGATCTTACCATCATCTTGTAGTGATTTAATACCAAAAGAATATAGAAATATTATGTTAGATATAAATTCAGGTTTTAAACATTATTATCCAGAAATATCGGATATAAATACATATATGTGTAAATATTTATGGTTATGTACTCCTAAATTACCTGAAATTGATATAGATAAACTTAACAAACATATTAATAATATTAAATCCTCTAATTAAATTTCACTATACATTTATCTTTATCGTTATTAATTTTAATATTTTTATTATTTATTTTATCAATATGATAGAAAATGTATTTTTTTTTGTTATGTACATGTTCTCTTTTTTTAAGACAATAATTGTATAACTTTAAAAATTGCCTAAGAATAGTTATAGATTTATTAATATTAATTTCATTTAAATACATAATAGATTTACAAGGTAAATAATATAATACTAATTCCGGAATTAAATCTTCTAATTTATTTATAGTATTATTATCAATAAGATCATTTTTAGTAAATTCTTTAGAATCATTAATATTTTCTAAACCATAACATTTTAACATTTTATTTACAAAATCAATATCTGGTATCTGTTGAAATAGTTGAAATTTCATTCATAAATTTAAATAATAAAATATATTTTTTTTATACATTTTTATTCATTATCTTTATTTTCATCTATTAATTTTATTATATTTTCTGTTGTTTTATTTATATTATTAATATTACCATATATAGTAATACCCATTTTATTAAAATTAAAAATACCATTAACAATTTTTTTAAAATTAATATTATCTAAATTTTTTATAGAATTATTGTATTTATCTATAGTTAAACCCCTATTATAATAAATTAATCTACCAAAATTAGTTATAAAATAGTTATTATTATTTTTTAGTAAAAATTTGTTAAATGTAATAAATTTATTTTTGAATTTTTGTAATGTTTTATGATTATATAATTCTTTTTTTAAATTTTTAATTATATTAAAAATCATTTTAATTATTTCTATAGTATTTTTACTTGTACTTGAAAATATAATCCTAAAAAAAGATGAATCTTTATAAGTTTCATTATTTGATTCTATTGAATAAATATATCCTTTATTAATTCTTAACTCTTTATAAAGTAATCCATTTCTATTTCCTGTTAACATGTATTTTATAAAATCTATATAATATATATCATTATCTATATTTGATATATTAAATGTTATAAAGTATTTTGTTTGTTTTAAAGGCAAATCTCTTATAATTAAAGAATAATCAAATAAATCAGTATTTTTAACATTTAAATTATCTTTCTTTTCTGATTTTGGAAATAATTTTATGCATTTATTTGTAACTTTTTTTATTAAATTATTATTACAGCATATAACAACTATATAATCTCTTAAATATAATTTATTATAATCTTTTAAGTCTTTAACCGTTATATTCTTTATATTTTCTAATTTCCCTATTACTTTCCTATTATATGGATTCTTTTTATTAAATAATGATACTTCTGAATATAAATCAAAATCATCATCATTTATTGGTATTGATACATTATTTAAATAAAATTCTTCTGAAATTATATTTTTTTCTTTATTTAAACCTTTATTATCTATTTTTGTATTAAATAGTAATTCATACATTAACTCTATTATTTCATCCCAATCATTTTTAAGACCTCTTATATAATATGATGTATGATCTTTAGTTGTATATGCATTTGATATAATTGATTTATCTTCTAATATTTTAGTAAAATTATTATATTTTTTTGTATTTTTGAATTTCATATGTTCTAAAAGATGAGAAATACCAAATTTGCCATTTTTTTCATGAATACTTCCAATTGGAAAAAATACTTGAATAGAAAAATAGTCATTATTATTTTTAATAAATTTTAAATCTTCTTTATGCATATTTAATTAATTTAAATAAAATTAATTAATTTTAAAAATTATTATTCTCCATTAAATAAACTTATTCTTCTATTTAATATTTTTTCCATTTCAGGTGAATACATTTTTGATGTATCTTTTTTAATTATTGTTGTTCTCCTTAATTTTATACCTCCTTCTTTCAATTGTTTTAATACTTCTACCATACTTAATTCTGTTTTATTTTCATTTTTTTTAATATTATTTTTATTACTATTTTTTCTATCTTTTATAATTTTAAATATATTATCATTAGTTTTAGATGGAGGCGGAGGTGGAGGCGGTGGAGGAGGTGGAGGCGGTGGTGGTGGCGGTGGTGGCATACAAGATACATTTTGTGTAATTAATAAATCATCATCAGTTTTCTTAAATAAACTATTATTTGTTAATAATTCTCTATATTGTATTTGTAACAATATTAATTTTATACCATAATTCTCTTCATTTATCCAAACACTTCTTAACATTATCATACATTTTACTTTTGTTTCCTTTATTAATTTACTATAATCTATGAGATTGTCATTTATATCATATATTTTTAAGTGACTAAAATATATATCTTTGAATCTTATAAATTTAAAATCTTTATTTTTTGAATCTGTTATTATATTACTATAATATCTTTTCCCTTTCAATAAACTATTATCAAAATTATTAATTTTTTTAAATATTTTGTTAAATAATAATATTAAAAAATTAATAAAATTATTATTATTGAATTCGCAAATATCGAATAAATTAATATTTTTTTTATTGTGAATAAAATCATAAGGAAGATACATAAGAGGAGATTGAAATAATAAATAATTTTGTTTTTCGTAATAAATATTAAGTATTTTTCTATTATTAAATGATATAGGTTTTTTTATTTTAATATTTTTGAATACTTCATCTATATCATAATTGGTAATAATATTCATATTTAAAATTTGAATGTATTTATATAAGTATTATATTATATACCTTTTACTAAATTTTAAATATTTAATATGGATCATTCTAAATTTAATAGTGACATCAATTATATTAATAATTTTATTAACAATATTATTAAACAACAAAATATAATTTTAATAAAAAAAATAGCAAAAGATTATGGGAGAGATGAGAATAAGATGATAGATAAGTATAATAAAGGAGACTATGATTAAAAATATGGTTTATCTATATAAATTTTGGTAATAACTGAAAGTAGAATTATAAATTTTGTAACTATATAAAATACAAATATAAATAACAGAGATATTAACAATATTGAGACTAGTGAATAAATTATCAGAGAAATTTAAATCTTGAAGAGATTGGGATTGAGGTTGAGGTTGAGCATTATCAGGAACAATTACATTATTTTCTGTAAAATCATTTGAAATTGCTTGAGAGATATCTTCAGGTACACCACCTGATTGAACCATATTTCTTAACCTATCTTGTGTATTTTTATCTGTTATTAATAATCTATTTCTTATTTCTTTTACAATTTTAAATGGATTTATATCATCATTATTACTTACTATATTAAATATTATTACTAATATTATACTCATAAATATTACATTTATAGAAAAGTCTGTCCATGGGAATACTGGTATCTTCTCATGATCTTTTAAGAATGTACAGCATTCATATATTTTTAAAACTTCTGAAACTTTATTATAAAAACTATTATATACTAAATGTTTTATATCATCTTTCTCTAATATTAATAATTCTTCATTATCTAACTCAATATAATAAATTTCATTATCAAAATTATTTATACTATTTTTAATTTTAAATTTAGTATATATTTCTGATAAATTATTTTGTTTATAATCTAAAGTTAATATAATACTTTTATGTAATTCATCTAATTTTTTTAATAATTTATTATTATTAGTTTCTAATAAATTTTTTTCATATTGAGTTTTAACAGTACTTTTATACCAGTATGAGAATATAATAATATTAATTGTAAGTAATATTGAGAAGTTACGTATAATATTTAAATAGTTTTTATAAGTTCTAGTACCAAGATTTGCTCTAATAAAATTAAATAATTGTAAAAAGCTTACAACTAATATTAATACAAAGAAATATAGTAAATGTTTATTACTATCTTCATGAGTTTCTAAATTTTTATGAATAAAATCTTTATGATCTTCATAGAATATTTTAATTTTATTTCTTGTTTCTTCTAATTTATTTGATAAATTTTCAAGATCTTTATATTTATAAATATCAATTATTTGATAAAATTTATTTCTAGACACATTAGAAGGATGAGAAACATTATCATAAATACTAATTTTATCTTTATTTGCAACTTCAATATAGACAAAATTAATAAATACTTTAAAATTATTTATTAAATCAAATTTAGAAATTTCAATATCTGGATAGTTTTTTAAATCAATATTCTCAAAATGTTTATAAATATATATTATGAAATCTTGCTTTCTTATTTTATATTCATATACTTTATTCACAAAAATATTTGATATTATATTATACATCTTCATATCTTTTAACATATTTTGATTACTTTTATCAATTACATCTTTTGTTAAAGAATTATAGAATTCATCAACATCAATTGATTCAATATTTTCAAATCCATTATTAAATCCTTCTTTTTTATTATTGACATATAGATCCATCATAGTATTTCCAAGATAACAATTATATTCATTATTATCTGTTTTCTCTTCTTTATTTAGTATTAAACTCATTAAACAAGTTATTACTTTATCATTATTATCTGTTATATCTGTAAATTTATTATATTTCTTATAAAGTAATTCTTGGAAATTATTAAATATTACATTTATATCTTTTATTTGATCAAATATATGAACTCTATTCAATTTCTTATTAAAACTTATTATTGATTTATTAATATTCTTTATAAGTTCAACTAAATTTTGACTTAAGTTATCAATATTAGTAATATCAATATTATCATTATTTACTTTAAGATTTGATGAGAACATTTGTAAATTTTGAATAATTACATTAAGTTCACTAGAAAGACCTTGTAAATAAATATTTAATTCATTTTTAAGATCTTTTATCTTCTTTATTGTATATACAAATATCATATAACCTATATACAGTAATATTAAAACTACTGATAATTTGTTAAATACACCTGTAAATACATTTGCAGAGGAACCTTTGCTAAAATCGAATAATATATATGAGATAAAGAATAATATAAATAATTCTATTATAAGAGCAAATATTATTATAGAAAATATTTGATTTTTTACATTTTGTTTATGATCATGTTGTTCATTGCGCATTACATCATCAACATCTTCAACATCTGAATTTATATTTTCAATATATTTTCTTATATTTGACGATGTTTCTATAAAATTTCTTAATAAAACATTATTACTTTCATTACTATTATTTTCTAAATATTCTTTTATTTTATCAGATGTACAATTATTTTCATCACCATCACAAAAATATGTAATTATAATATTTTTTAATTTAATTAATTCATCATTAATTTTTATAACCATGATTTTATTTTATATAAAGTATTATTTCTTTTTAGAATAAATTAATTTAATTTATTTATTAAAATAAATAAATAATGTCTACTAGTCCATCTACAATCACATCTGAACAAATTAATGACCTTATATCTAATAATAATAATGATATCAAATTATTCTTTAGAAATTTATTTATATCTATTATTATTTTCTTTATTATTTTATCAATGTTTAATAAAAGTATTACTAATATTATCAATATATTTAGATTATATCTAGAGGATCATAAAACTATATATGGAGGTGAAAAACTGAAAGATTTAGACTCTTATAAATATTATGAAGACCATAAATATTTCAATAATAATGAACAAATATTAAATTCTATTAAAAATATCAGAAAAAGTCAAAATAAAGCATTTAATAATATTAAAAAATATAAAGATAAGTACGATCTTGATAGTACTAATTATAGTTCTTCTGATAGAAAATTATTATATGACAAAGATGATAATTATAAATATAAAGAATCGCCAAATTTTATTGATTTCATATTAGATATATTTAAACCAACAAAAGCATAATTATTTTTTTTTATTTTATACTATAAATATAAATGGTTTTAGCAGAATTATTTTTTAATGAAATATTAGATGAATTACCAACTGAAAAATATTTTTTAGGTCTTACTAATCGTCTAGAGGTTTATGAAAATTCATATAGTAATACTTATAAAAGTAAAATTAAAAAAATATATCTTAAATATCAAAAATTATATAATTTAGAAAAAAACAAAAAAACTATTGACAATCTATTACTTAAATATGAACTCGATGATTTTAAATCATTAGATAAATTTAAAGTTATCGAAAAATTACCATTCTCTAAAAATAATGAACATAATACAAAATTAGATTTACTTCCTATTACTAGTTTTCATAATTCTATATTATTTTTTGTTGAATTTATGACTGTATTTTATAAAATTAATGATACTATTGATATTGAAAATCTTAATAAAATTTATGTTCAATATACTAAAGAAACTTTTGATGATTATACTAAACTAATGAAGATAGGTATTGAAAATAATATAGTATTATCTAAAAAAATTTGTAAGATTGTTATCGAACAAATAGAATCTTTAATAAAAAATAAAGAATATATAATTAAAGTTAATAAAAAATATATAAATAATAAATTTTATAAAGAGTATTTAAATAAGACTATTCCTGATTATGAAGATAAACTTGTTAATTTTTTAAAATTTATTAAAAAAGATTATCTTAAACATTGTAATAACAAAATTGGATATTTACATTTACCTGAAGGTAAAGAAATATATAAAACTCTTGTTAATTCTACTTTAACTACTAATAAGTATACTCCTGAATATATTCATAATTTCGGTATTAATCAAGTAAATAAAATTAATAAAGAATTAATATTAATTAAAAATAAACTTGGTCATAAAGATAAAACTCTTATTGAATTTAATGATTACATGAAAAATAGTAATGAATTTCTTTATAAAAACTCAAAAGAACTTATTAATGATTATATTTCTATTAAAAAATTTATTAATAAAGAAGTAATTAATAAAAAATTTAAAAATAATGTAAAAGAAGATTATGATATTAAGATTGTTCCAAAACAATTTGAAAAATCATCTGCATTAGCATCATATTTTCCATTAACATTTCATACATCAAAAAATAAGAGAAAAGGTATATTTTATTTAAATGGAGAAGTAATGTCGGATCATAAAAAATATTATACAATGACATTATCATTACATGAAGGTTCACCAGGACATCATTTTCAAAATGCTTATCCTATGATGTATAAAATACCACTTTATAGAAACTATATGGGTCAAAATACTTGTTTTACTGAAGGTTGGGGATTATATTCAGAAACACTTATTGATTATTCTGATAAACCTCTTCAATTATATGGTCATACTATATTTAAAATGATGCGTGCCACTAGATTAGTTATTGATACTGGTATTAATTATTATGGATGGAGTTATAATAAATCTTTTAAATATATGAAAAAAAATGTACCAATAACGGATAATGATATTAATAGAGAAATAGATAGATACATTTCTTTACCTACTCAAGCTATTAGTTATTATATGGGTATGCAAATATTTTTAGAAGAATTTAAAAAATACAACAAAAAAAACAATCAAAATAGTACAAATGATAATTATAAAAATTATCATCATATCTGTTTAAAATATGGTAGTATTCCAATGAAGATCTTAAAAGATCTAATAAGAAATACTAACCATCATTAGTAATTCTAGGGTGTTAGTGTATGGAGGTGAGGTGATTGATACTGCAACAACCAGTCAAGCGCAAAGTGTAAAAATTGTAGTGTGTAAAAGCATGCTTAAAGGCAACAGGCAACAGATAACAGATAACAGGCAACAGATAACAGATAACAGACAACAGATAACAGACAACAGACAACAGATAAAAACAATACAAGTAGATAATTCTTCTTGATTTTAACCCAATTTCATATCAAGATTATCATCTACTATAACAGAATTTTCCATATTCTCTTTATCTTCAAGATTATTAATAATCTTTGAAGATGATTTACTAGGATTCTTCATTATAGTTTCTTTTAATTCTGGAAAAGACATCGGTTTTACTACAGGCATTGTAGTATTATTTTGTTGCAAAACAAAATTAGGTTGAACGAATTTTGGAATCAAAGGTTGAGTTTGTGATTGTGGAACATATGTGACTACTGGCACAAAACCAGGAACATTAGGCGCATTAAGCGTATTAGCAATTGGTGCTATTACTGTTGGAATTGAAGGTGTAGGTGATGTTACGAATGGTAAGGGCGATGGTGATTTAGGCACTTCAACTTTTACCGGATAAACAACTGGGACTTTTTCATCATCTTTTTTTCCTGTTTTTTTCCTTTTATCTTTTTCGTTGTTGTTATCACGATAAATTAGTTTTATCTGACCGCAGTTTATTTTCTCAACTATTTTTGAAATCCTTTCATTAATCCTTTTTACTGCATCCGCTATGCATCTTTCCGGACCCCAAACTTCAATCATCTTCTTCTCAAAATTATGCCAAATGTAATACACTCCCGATTGATGAGTTATCGCTTTGAAAACTTTCCCATGTTTTCCCATCGAAATCTTTATCACATTCTCTTGCATTTCACTCACATCTATTTGATAGTAGTGTGAGTTCTTTGGAGGATTATAGACACCCATTTGATAACCTGACATTTTTATTTTTTTTTGTTTTTGTTTTTTTTGTCACTATCAATATGATGTTCACTTACTGTAAATATATAGTAAGTTATTTTTAAACTGTTTTCAATTTTTTTATTTTGATTAATTATCAAGTTTATTATAATTAACCATAATATTCACAATATTGATAATAATTAGCAATAATAATGATAGAGACCTGTTTAGGAGTTAGATAACCTTGTTCAAACCAATAACGATAAGGTTGATCAGGTAGATCATCTAATAGATAATTGATTTCTTTTAATACATGCTGTTCTATCCTTCCTTTCCATATGTAAAAATGATTATCTGTTAAACTCTTTCTTTTAATCTTATTAACTTTATTAAAATTTAATAGTCTTAAATTATTTGATCTACTTGATCTATTTTTTTTGATTCTTTTATTAATCATTTTGTTAATATCAATTATTTAATAAACTTTATATAGTTTTTAATTAATTAAATATTAATTAAATAAATATTAATTAATTAAATATTAATATTAATAAAAAATGAATAAAATATTAATAATATTTATTGCAACAATATTTTTTATAATAGGACAAATATTTTATAGAAAGAGTTTTGAAGTCAATAATACTTTAATTTATACTTTTTTAGTTTCTACATTATTTTTTGGTATATTCAGTTTAATCTTAATTATTTATGATAATAAATTATTAATAAATAGAAAACAAAATAATATATACCCAATTTTAGGATCATTAATGTTTTTTATTGGAACCTATTTTTGGTTTAAAATTATTAGTATGAAAATATCACTTGGAATTATTAGAATTTATATGGCTGCTTTCGAAACTATCTTACTTTTTATTTTATCTTATTTATTTTTTAACGATAAAATCACTAAAATACAATTTATTGGAGCTATTATAATTCTTATCGGTATATATATCACTTCTATTGAATCTTAATTTTTATTTCTAATGGTTTATTAAATTCATCTGCAAATTTTACTTTTCTTATTTTATTATTTTCATTTTTAATAATAATAAATTTTTCAAGAATTAAAATAAATAATAAGAGGAATAAATATAATAAAATATAATTCATTTATTTAATATTTAATTATATTTTGTTATATAAAAAATGAAAATTATAATTTATGAACAAATTATTTTATTCGTAACTATGGTTATAGTAGCTATTGTATTTAGTCCTTCAAATATTCTTATTAATAGTACTCGAGATCTTTATATTTCTAATACTATTATTTTTAGTGCTATTTCTCTAGCTTCTAATATTATATGGAGTTACCAGATTGTTAACTATATTAATAAAAAGAATTTCAATATATACATTTTTATCTTTGGTATTTTCCTTTCCATTTTCACTTCTATATATTTACTCAGAAATCAATACTTTATTAATGATAAAGATTGGTTAAAAATGATGATTAATAATAATTCAAATATAATTACAATAACAGAAAAATTGTTAAATAATAATAAAAATTTCAAGAAGAATCCAGAAATATTTAGATTAGCTAAAAATTTAGTATATCAGAAGAATAATGATAATGATTTAATGAAATCATATTTATAAATTAATTAGATTTAGGATATTTCTTAAAAATAAACCATCTATTTAAGAATGAATAGTCTTTTAAATTTGAATCAAAATTATCAATTTTATTTTTTTTATTACTTGTATAAACTTTATAAATATCTGCAAAAGATCCACTTGATATATTTATATCTTTATCCATATCTTTTCGTAATTTTTCTGTATCAAACTCATTTAATGGTCTTATATTATATTTTCCCAATTCTATTTTTAATAATTCATAATCTACTAAATATTCATCTATTAATTGATTTATAGTTTCCATATATACTGCTATTTGTTTACCAGTATTTTCTGATGGTGTGTTACTATAAGAATCATATTTTTTCTCTATTTTCCATATTAATTTACCATCATTTTCATATTTTATTATTTTTTTATTTTTTAATTTTTCATTAACACTATTACCATCTAAACATGTTCCAAAGAAGTATCCATTTTCTTTTAGTACATAATCTATATTCTTTACAAAATTTTGAAGAGTACGCATATCTTTAAACATATAATGAATTGCAAATTGTATACTTACCAAATTAAATTTTTCAATACCTTTATTATAAAAATTCAATAATACAGTTTCATCTTTCTCAAAATCACTTTTTTTTATTAAATTATCTGGATTAAATATTATTTTTGAAAATCTTTGAGACATTTCATCATCAATTGAATTAAAATATCTTTTATCCCATAACTCACCTCCATCTAATATCATAAATATCATTTTTTGTTTCTTTGTATTTATTATTCCATTTTTTACTAATTGATTATATCTCTTATATATACCATCTTTTATATTATATAAATTATCTTTATTTACATCTGAACCTACCACCAATCTGAATTTTGATGTTGCCCATTTATGCAAATCACCGCCTTTCCCACATCCTATCTCAAACAAGCTATTTGTACTATCAAATCTCTTATACAAAAACTCATTCTTTACCACTCTATTATGAAAATTTAATAATGGTTTTAATTTACTTTGATCTCGAGATATTTCTCTATTATAATATATTTCATTTTCAATTATACTATTTTTGTATATATCAGATTCTGAATTAATTTTTGTTTCACCTCTTATAATATCCATTGTAATTGGGTTTTGTATTGTATTCCATACATTCTGTGCTGTACTATAATCATTTGCTGTTCCTGATATTCTTTGTGTTATTTTATACAACTCCGTCTTATCTTTTCTTATTCTATATGGCTCCCATTTTAACATATCATTATCATTTTTATCATTATATGAAAATTCTATTATCATATTATCTTCTATTATTTCATTTTCATTAGTTAATATTTTTCCATCTGAATTTATTTTCAAGTAACAACCATCTCCAAATAGTTTCTTCGCGTATATATTATCTTCAAATTCATTATTCAATATTTTTATTGGATTTATATCTAAATTTTGATCATAACCAACATATAAATGAATAAACATATAATTATTGGAAGTAACATCATCTTTAATAATTCCTTTAAATTTAATTAAAAAGTCAATAGTGCTTTCTTCTGGGGGTTTCCATTTAAATACTTTATTCCAAGTACCTGTTAAATTTATTTTATCTTTTTTATTTTTTTGACCTACACCTAATGTTTTTGGTGTAAATATTAAACCATCAGTTTTATATTCAAAATTTTTATTATTTAATAATTTTTTACATTTTTCAAAAATTTTTTCATTATCACCATATTCAAATTTTTTCATTTTTATTTCCATCTTTTTTCCATTTTCTGAAATAAATTTTTTATCTTTATTAAGTATATCATTTAAATAACTTAATCTTGATTTACTTTTAGAAGAACTTAATAATGGTTTATCTGAAATATTTTTACCATTATAAAAATATATATCAAATCCCATAAATAATTTAATTTCATTATTATATTTATCTTTTGTTATGTATTCTCCATCAATTATTGTATTTATAACATTATGTTTTAATCCTGTATATTTAATATTTAATCTATTATCAATTAAATATACTCTATTATTACTATGAATATATAAAAGATTTCTTTCACCATCTGCTTTTTCTGTTACTGTATAATCTTTTAGTATATTATTACTATTTTCTTCAAGTAAATTCTTTAATTCTAATGTTATTGGTTGAACACCTACAAAATATTTTTTTGGATTAAATATTGTTAAAGTATTAAATTTTTTATCTTCAAAAGCTAATTTTAAATAACTATTTTTTACTTCATTTCTTTCTTGATTTGTTATTATAAATTCATTATTTTCTGTAATCATTAATAAATTACCTATAATTGTAAATAATTCTTCAATTATTTTATCATTATTAATTTTATCTTCAATATCATTATTATTAAATTCAATTTCAATTTCATATTTAGGTATACTATTTAATACATTACTTTCAAAAAAATTTACAGAATAATTATTTGGATTTGATTTAACTATTGATAAATCTATTCTAAATAATTCTGATTTAGAAAGAAACGAAAATCTTTTTTTATATCTAAAAAATTTTTTACTTTTTTTTATATTATTATCAATTCTTTTTCTTTCATCTATATCTTCCAAATTTGATTCATATTTTAAATTTAACTTAATTGGATAATTAGTCATTACTATTGGAGGATATCTTTTTAACCTATTTTTTATACCATAACTTATATTATTTGGATCATAAGTATTTTTTTGACAATAATTTTTAATATCTTGTTTATCTGATAATATTAATCTGTATTTTTCTAAACTTTTATTGGAAACAATTCTAATATCTAATGAATCTTGTTCACTTTCATATTCATAATCATTAGATAAAGATAAATATTTATAAATCTTTTTAAATTTTTCAGAAGTTAAATTATCACTTAATAATGCTTCTAATTCATATTCTGGATTATTTCTGCTATGTGTTATATATTCTTCTATTTTTGAAGAGTTCTCAGATATATCCATATCTATATTAATAAATATTGATATTTTTATATATTTATATACATTACAATAAATATTAAATAAAAAAAATTATTCAAATTTTATATTAATTATATTTATTATAATATTTTTGTAATTCATTTATTAAATCATTCTTCTTCAATTTCTCATTTATTCTCTTATTTTTACATAACTCTTTTAATTCTATCACTTTCATATTTTTTATTACTTTCTCATCAATATATTCTACATATTTCTCTTCCTCTTTTATTTCATTAAAATCAGTTAAACTTATTTTTGTATCGTATCTATAGTTTATCAATTTATTATTATTTATATTTTTACTATATTTATTAAATATATATATCACATCATCTTCATTTATCTTATACAGTTTATATATCTTATTCTTCTTTATCAATATATTTATATTATATAATTTTACTACTATATTTAATAAATTATCATTTATATGATAATCAATATTTGTTTGTACCAAAATATTATTAATATCTATTAAAAATTTTTTATAAAATTTAGTAAGTGTTTTTATATAATTTAAATTATTATTAACATAATCTTTCAATTCTGTTCTTAATTCTCTATTATCTTTCATCATCATATTTGATAATTCATTTATAAATGAATCATCTATATATTCATTTAAATTTTTAATATTTTTTATAATAGGCTTTGTATTATTCACAATTATATCCTCTATCAAAATTTTATTACCATTATCATTTATATTATTATCATTATTATCATTTACATTATTATCATTGTCATTATTAACATTTAGATTATTATCATTGTCATTATTATCATTGTCATTATTAACATTATCATTATTATTTGAATTTTTTATATATTCTAAACAGATATCATCAAATATATCATCATTATTTGGTTTAGATTCTATATTACCTATACTTTGTATATATTTAGAATCATTTATACTACAATTTAAATATACTTTGTTATTTGTTATATTATTATATAGGTCTTGTTTACTAATCATTTATAATTACAATAGTGATTTACATTTAAATATTTTCAAATTTTATAATCTTCTTTTTTTAATTCATTTATATTTATTTCATTCTCAAATGGTACATATAGCATTCTTTGATATTTTTTCATAGTATTGATAAATTTTAAATGATATTCTTTTTTTTTATTGTAATTAAGACTTTTATAAATATTTTGTAAAGTAGTGATATTAGAGATATTGTTAAATTCTTGAAAATTAATAATTTTAGGATTTGAATCATTATTGGATTTATACCTGGTGATATCTAAACATTTATTTTCTATTTTTTCAAGTCTTTCTTCGTTTTTTTCAGAAAAAGATATATATTTATTTATAGAATTTATTAGATCCAAATCTATATTTGTTATATTTATAAATACACCATTATTATTACTTGAATAATTTATATTCCTAGATTTTATAATTTTAAATATTTCATTTTGTTGTATTTCATTTAATTCCTTTATTTTATCTCTTAATTCTATTTTTTTAAATTTATCTTGAAGCATTTTAAATTAAAATTAAATTATATTAAATTATTTATAATTTAAACAAAAAAATATTATTCTAAATTCTTAAATCTATTATTATTTATTGTATTATAATTATTTATATTTATATAATTCTCATCTATTTTATTCATCTTATTTTTTATTCTTTCATAAAAACAATTTGCACAAAAATATTTATTATTATATTTCCCCTTTCCTATTAATAAACACATATAATCTACATCATAATCTCCTAAAAATCTTTCACAGTTTATACATGAATGACTATTACAGCTAAAGCAGCATCCCATACTATTTTATATAAAATTATATTTTTTATAATTCTGTATTTATATTACTTCTATTACTTTTTACTGTTTTATTCTTCTTCTTTCTTGATAAAACTTTCCTTAAAAATGCTATTCCCATTGTTATACACATCTTTTTCCCTTTTTCCATTGCATTATTAGCTTTTAATTTACCTCTTGATGCTGATATTACTAAATCAATAGTATCTCCTATTGTACCATTATCAATTAACATAGAGCACCACATTTTATCTTCATTATCTAATGAGGATATTTCAATTAAACTTGCTAATAACTCTAAAGCTAATGTTTTTTTTTGTGGTCCACTTAAATCTGTTAATTCTATAGCTTCTATTATAAATTGAAGTACACTTATTATTGTTTTTTTACTGAAATTTATATGTGAAATATTTTCTAATAACATTTCTTGCATCTCCTCTATATTCACCATTTTTTATTTACAAAAATAAATTTTATTATTTTTATAAACCCAAATTTTTATTTAAATATTAGTTTTATATTATTATTTAAGTTTATTCCTATTTTTATCATTATGTTTATTACTAATATCATTCTATATATTAAATTATTCATAATTTATATATTAGATATTATTATCTTTATCACTAAGCGTATTGATGCTTTTCTAAATATTATTTATGGCTCTATATGTTGCTGTTTCTGTTGTTGGAATGATTCTATTTATTTCCAATATTTTACAAAGCAATACAATTTCCTATTTAATAATATTGAATATCAAAAAATCATTAACGAAAAAGATATTACACATCTATATAAACCAAATAAAAATAATAAAAAAATATTTAAAGACTCTACTGATAATTTAACTAGTAGTTCTAATACTACTAGTTCTAATACTAGTAGTTCTAATACTATTAATTCTTCCACTATTAATAATGGATATTATAATTCAAAAGATAGATCATATGATACTAGTGATGATGAGAGTTTTGATAATGTAAATCAATTTAATTTATAATATAATTAGATCATCTAATTTATAATATTCTTTTAAGCCATTAGCGAAAGTTCTGCATATCATAAAAGGTAATTTTTTTAATTTCAATTCAGTTTCTGCAATTTGTTCTAAAATATTTTCTTCACTCCCATCATAATTTTTTATTTCTTCATCAGTTAAATAATGATTTGCTCCATTAACTAACTGTTGTTTTCTTAAACCTAATATTGAAGTTTTTTCATATATTGTTAAAAATTTTACACTTATATTATTAGATGGATCATAATTAATATTAATATCATTAAATGAAATTACTTTGGAACTCATATTATTATAATTAAAATATAAATTATTTTTAAATTCAATTTTTTTAAATTAGATTGTCCAAAAATGTTCACAGTGAATACAGTAATATAAGTATTTCATATTTTCATTATCATATTTTATATATATTACCTCATCATCTTTCTCTTTTTTTTTAGTACAATCCTTATTAGAACATTTTATATTATTTACTCTTGGTAATGTTGGATCATATTTTATATATGGATTTATAAATAATTCATAATTTATTTCTTCTTTCTCATAATTATTCTCCAAAATCGCTATACTTTTATTTTTTGGTAATTCCTTCTCAAAATTACAATTTTTACAATAATTTTTTAATTTATTCTCATCATCTATATCTATCTTTATATATAACATATTCTCACATAGACTACAAAAATCCATATTTTTTTACTTTATTAAATAATATACATTTTATTTAAATCAAATTTTATTTATTTATTCTATTATAATAAAATGAAAAATAAATTCAAAGTTATACTTTTTAATGATATTAAAGGTAGTTCCAGATTATGGCAAAAAATTGATAACTCTATTATGTATAATATAATAAAAAAAATCATTAATATTTCCAAAAAATTATCTAAAAAATATAATGGTACTATTATTAAATTTATTGGTGATTCATTTAATATAGCTTTTGATAATATTAATGATGCTATAAAATTTGGTTTAGATTTTAATTTATATTTAAAGAATAATCCATTATATGTTAATAATACTAAAAAAATACAATTTAGAACAGGTATTTGTTATGGAGAAGTTACTGAAATATCATATACATTAAATAATTCTAGAATAATAGATTATTATGGTAATATTGTTAATACTGCTTCTAGAATGGAATCAAAAGTATCATCAATTAATGGTTTAGCAATAGGTATACCTAATTTTAATACTAAAGAAATTAATAAGATTATTGATATTATTAATTCTAATAAGAAATACTCGGATAACTGGAATTATGAGACTAAATATTATACAAAAAAATGTAATATAAGTAGAATTAAAAGAAGTATGAAATTATTGCATGATTTAAGTATAAAATGTGATAATATAGATAAATTAAATGGA